AACTTAAAAATGAACCACTTACAAGACCTGAACCTGTAGGGAAAGATCCTGTTATAGAGTTTAAAGTAGCGTATACTGTACGAGGAGTTTGACCTAAGTAATTAGAAGCAATTTCCATTTTACCAGTGTATCCTGATAAATCTATAGGTTCACCATTTGAGTCTTTATATTGTAATTCAAAATTTAATGTAGCGCCTTGTTCAATTACAAAATTATATAGTCCTGCTCCCATATTTTTTCGTTATAAATATGAAAGAAAAATTAATTCTTCCGACCGCTTGAACCTGAATTGCCTAGGTTGATACCTTGTTCAACCGCTTCCTCATAGTAACTGATAAGATCTTCTACAATTGGATGTCTGTGATTTGTTTTAAGAGAAATAGCACACAAGTCTTTTATCTTTTTAGCTGCTGTGTATAAGAATCTAAAACCAGAATCGCGTTTTGATTTTAAGTCTACTTGATTATCGTCCCCACAAATGATCATTTTTGAACGTAAACCTAAACGGGTTACGATCATTTCCATTTGCTCGTGTGTTACGTTTTGGGCTTCATCCACTATTACGATTGAATCAAGGAATGTACGACCTCGCATAAACGATAAAGGTACTATCTCGATTTGGCCATTAGTTATGAGTTGTTCCACTTTTACCTTGTCATATAACGCGTACATGTTCTGGTATATCGGCTGCACCCAAGGATCCATTTTCTCGCGTAAATCACCGGGTAGAAACCCTATTTCCTCTTTTGATACTGTAGGTCTGGTGATGATGACTTTTTCAGCTTCTTTCATAAATAGCTTCTCTAGTGCTATTTGACATGCTAGAAATGTTTTACCTGAGCCTGCTGAACCGGCTAACAACGTAACTGTATGTTGTAATATTTTTGCTTTGGCTTCTTTCTGTTCTGGGTTTAATTCTGTTTTAAACTTGATTGGAGTTTTGGGTTTGCGCTTTTCCTGGAAGATAGGATCTTCATGGTGGTGTGAAGCCATAAATAAAAAATTAGGTTAGACAAAAATTAGAAAGTCTTTGTTAAGGTAAAGATGTTTGAGTAAACAGAATCAGTTACAAGTGAATCTGTTCCCCAAACTGCCTCTACTAATAGAGTATTAGATACTGTAGTATCAAAGCTAGAACTATTAATAAAGTTAAAAATTTCTCCCTCTACATTACCTGCGGAGTCTGTTCTATAATGGAATATTCCTGAAGTGGCTATTCTGGCTATACCAGCAGCACCAATTTCTTGAATAGAGAAATTTATATCAAGTACCCAACCTTTACCTGTAGCTTGGGCTAATTCAAATATACCCGTATCTACTAAAATAGTATTACCTGCTTTAATTTGAATTTCAAAATTATGGTTATTACCACTTGTTATAATACCTGAAGCAGCTACACTATAAGCATCTCCTTTAGAGAATCCATTTGCTGGTACTGAAAGAGAGCCAATACCTCCATCTATTAAACTACCGGAAACTATAGTCCCATTTCCACTTCCAGTAACAGGGGTGCTAGAGCCGGTTTGATTATATAAACCATAAGTATTTCCAGCAATGGGAGCTAAAAATATATTGTTTAAAGTAGTATATTTTGTTACACCACCTTGTACAGTTGCAAACAATTCGGCTCCGGTTAATGAACCAGCTGCTGGTAATTGGGATATAGGTAAATTAGGCATGGTTAGGTGATTATAATTTTAGAGCCATCTTCTTGTAATATAAGATAATAGTCTAATACTCCACTATTATTAAATGATTCTTCTTGAGCTAAATATTTTTCTTCAGGTCCTTTAGTTTGATAACTTATCCAACTTTGTCTTGCTGCGTCTAAATCATAGATATATTGTTTGTAAGCTGCTACTTGTTCATTTAAAGGCAACTTACTTACATGTTCAATTTTAATGAACTGTGGCCACAATATTTCTTCAAAGATATTCATGTGCTTATAAATATAGTATAGAAAAATAAAAGAGTCCCGCTTTCGCGGGACTCCCTATTTAACTCCTATGGTTAATCTATTAAAGGGTGTTCAAACCGTTTACGTAGATCTTACCGTAGAATTCCGGACGAAGCATCTTCTTAGCGTAGCGAGTCAAGAGACCTTTTCTTGGAGTGAAGGTATCTGGATCGTAGATAAGAGGAGTCATGATCAACGGAATGTAAGGAGCGAACACAGCACCGGCCTCAAGGAACTGAGTACCACGGAAGCCCATAAGGATAGTGTTTTCAGTCATGTAAGGGTTCTTGTAAACTGTGTAGCGGCTGTTCAATTGACCAGCTTTCTGTACACCAAATGCGTACTCCATCTTGTCGGCAGAACCGTCGCTGTTAGAAGCGAATCCTGGGATTGACTCGATGATAGTAGCTACAGTTGGAGAACATACCATGAAGTTAGCACCTCCGCGGAGAGTTAACTGGTGGATCTTGTTGCTCAACTTTTGCATCTTGGTACCAAGAGTTTGGAACCACTGACCTTGAGTGTTGTAGAAAGCACTTGGAGAAGCTACTGGAGCTGTCTGGGTAGAGCTTGTGATAACGAAGTTGTTGATGGCTGACCAGTACTCAGTACCAGCGGCAGCGTCTTCGATTAACATGTCAAGGATTTCGAGGTCGATTTCAAGAGAGATGTACTCGCTCATGATGTTAGTAACCTCAGCTTCAGCGTCAAGAGCTTGGTAAGCGTTAAGGTCTTGTGCGAACTCAGGAGTCCAAACAGCCTTTAACTTCTTAGTCTTGGCAACGATAGCCTCTGAACGCATACCGATGTTGATCTCTGGGATAACGATTTCAGTAGCGCTTTCAGCGTTAGGTACAGCGTATGAGTTTCCAGCTTCGAAGTCACCAACGTTGTATGGAGACATTGTAGTAGCCTTGTTGTACTCAACTACCATAGTGCTTGAATCAGCGAAGCCAGTTTGGCCAGCAGAAGCAGTAACGTAGAAAGTTAAGTTAGGAGCATTGTAAGTAGTGAATGCAGGTAAGTTAGTAGCTACAGTTACTTTTGAACCTGTAGACAATACGAAGCCACGAACAGCTTGATCGTCTAAAGAAGCAGTAATAGTAGAAGCATCAACTACGATTTTCTTAACCTGACCAGCAGCAACAGAAGCTGATAACGCAGAATCAAAGTTTACTTCAGAGAAAGAAGCAGAAGTGATTGAAGCTGTAGTTACAGTGAACGAAGCTGAGAATTGGTTGGTTGAGTAGGTAAATCTACCGGCACCGTAAAGACCACCTTCAGCAGCTGGAGTGGCGAATGGATACTGTGAACCAGTGTTACCATAGAGTGATTGACCCTGGGTAAATGGATTCTTAGCAGTTCCGTATTGGAAATCTAAGTAGAATACAAGACCAGAAGGAAGGTTCATTGGTTGAACAGAAACGAATTCCTTAGCAGCGATTTGTCCGAAGACCTTACGTACTAATGGAAGAGCGATACCTGCCCACTCAGCGCCTTGACCTACTGAGAAAGCACCGTAGCCAGAACCGCCACCTACTGATGACTGCTCAACTACAAGTTGCTTAGCTTGGTTTTCGAGGATAAGAGACATGTTGTTCTTGTCGGTTTCTGAACGAAGACCTTCAAGAAGTCCAGTCACTTCCCACTTTGCAGCTAATTTAGCTGCGTCAGACTGCATGTTCTTCCATCCAGAAGCTGCAGACTCAAGAAGTTGTTGTACTTGTGACATTGTTATATATCGAGTTTAAATTAATTATTTTTTGATACCCGCTAAGACTTTCCATCTAGCGAATTGATCGTTTACCTCAAGGATTGGTTTCTTTTCTGGGGCAATTCCTGCTGCTTTAGAAGCCATACCTCTTACTGATTCGTTAACTGTAGTTTTAGTTTCCTTAACTGTAGTTAATGTTTCGTAAATAAGTTTAGCATCTTTTACAGAGGCAGCTTTATCAAAAGCTTCCAATACCTTTACTTTTTGTGTTTCAGTTAAATTCTTAGCTCTGAAGATTTTGTTAGAGTAAAGAAGTTTAGCGTTAAGGAGTTTAGTTTCAGCAAGAGTTGAAGCTAATTCTTCAAGTTCTTGTTTCATTTCTTCCATTTCACTTTCTCCTTCTTCCATACTAGCTTTTTTACCTTTAATCAAACGCTTAACAGCTTCAATACCGTCTTTAGCGTAAGCTGCTGCTAATGCTGCTGCTGGAATACCTACGGCACCTGCTAGAATACCAGTGATTATTTCCATATCACTAGGGTTCATCATTAGGTCGTAAAGTTCGTTTACTTCTTCTTCTTTTACAAGTTCACCTCTTTCTTTTTCGGTTGACTTACGAAGTTTGTCTTTTGGATTCTTACCGTAGTAAGCTCTTTCAGCTACCATTTCTTCTTCGTCTTCCATATCGATGTCGATGTCCTCTTCTTCTCCACCTTCTTCGTCGGCTTCGAATTCTTCACCGGCTTCGAGCTCACCAGCTCTAACCATGTCTTCGATTACATCCTCAATTAAGTCCTTGAGCTCTTCTTCGGTCATGTCTTCAAGGTCGATTTCGTCTTCCTCTTCACCTTCAACTTCTTCTTCAGAGTCCATTTCCATTTCCTCTTCTTCTTGTTCGTTTAGGGTTTCTTCCATTTCCTTGTCTTTGCCCATTTCCTCATCGAGTTCAGCTAGGAGTTCATCAAGATCCATCTCGTCTACCATTTCATCTTCCTCTTCAAGATTACCTTTAGGAGCAGCGCTAAATGCGTTACCGGTACCTTCTTCACTAGGATCGTTAATAGTTCCAAGACGTTCTTCCATTTTCTCTTCGCTGTAGTTTTCTTCCACTTCTTCTTCAGCTTCCATCTCAGCTAACTTAGCAGAGAATTTCTCTTTTAAGTATGGAGTGAAGGCTTCCTCAAGAGCGGCTTTGGCGTTTGCGATAGCTGCTTCTTTAACAGATTTAGCATCAGCAATAGCCTCTTTCAATAGGTCTCTATTTGCCATTGTTTAAACCACAAAATTTGATTTGGGGGGTACGGTTATTCAATTCAACCGTAATCGGAATTATACATTTATGAATGCTATATAAGGATAGCATATTATGTCTATACATATATTGGGATTTTTCAAAAATAAAAAAAGGCCCCCTTTCGGGGACCTTGCCTAAGGTAGCAGGCTTTTTAAATATTATATAATAGGGCAAGTACCCTTAGCACATAGAATTTCTGTTAAAATACTACTTGCTTTTCCGTAATGATTTACTGTATTGTATTCTTTCCCTTCGCGTACTAGATGCATAAATGAGCCTGGGTTAGAAGGGGTTGAAACGAAATCCCAACATAATAATTCGAAATCGTCTTGTACTTCCATCATACCTTCTCCCATTGGTTTTAATGAGCCCATACCGCGAGAAGAAACACCCACTTGAACACCATTATCAATTAATGCTTTAAGGATATTGCCGGAAACTGTTGGTAAAATTTCGATTTTACCTACAACGTGATCACCATCCCACCATATATCGCGAATGATATGACAAACGTTTTTTAGATTGATTATAGAAGAATCTGGGTGGTCTAGTTCACCTGTTGCTCTATTTTGCTTGACTATATCTGTGTATTTATCTATTTCTCTTTTCCACAAGTCTTTAGCATAATATCTACCATTACCATTTCTTACTTGAGCAGTAGCTAGGATTCCTTCTACAATAGGATTACCTGCTGGAGATTTGTAACCTTCAGTTAGCTGAACAGGGTTAACCTGAAATTCTTGAGTTTCAATTAGTACTTGTTTCATTACTTTTTGATATCACCGTATCCGCTTGCTTTGTATTTTCCTTTAGCTTCTCCAGACTCACCTAAACCAGGAGCATCTTTAGAGTATCCAATACCTTTAACTCCAAATGCAGCATTTTCTACATAGAACGAAGGATTTTTAGCTAAATTTTTTCTAACGATTTCTTTTAACTCGTCTACAGTCTTATCAACGTTCTTAGGATCTTTCATTTCAGCGTAATATCCCTCTAAGAACTCTTCACCATATAGGTTATCAATATCCTTTTTATTAGAATAATCAAATCCTGTTTCTCTTTGGTTATCTTCTACTTCTTTAGATAATTTAGTATTAACTGCTTTAGTATCGTAAGCACCTGAAGCTTTAGGGGCTTTAATAGGATTTTCTTGAACTGATGCTTCGTTTACAAATGAATTAAATGCTTGGAAAGGATCAAAAACACGCTTAGTAACTACACCACCAATGCCTTCGTTTAAAATACCTCTTTGTTTTAAGATAGTTGTAGCTTCACCGTAAGTAGCAAAGTTAGTGATGTACTCAGGAAATAATCTACGAGCTGATTTCAAGAACATATCTTTATGTCCTTTTCCTTCCTGGATTAGATTGTATTGTTCTTGTAGTGTTTTCATGTTATAGGTAAAATAATACAGCTCCTGAAGATAAAGAAGCACTTGTTACGTAGATAGGTACAGTTGTTCCAGCTGGAAGAACCCAGTTAGTAGTTGCTAAATTAGTTCCGTTAGCATCTTTTAAAGCAGTAAATACTGCTGATCCTGATACTACTGTAAAACCAGCAAAACCACCCTGTACTGAAGTAGTGGTTACAATTCCTGAAGCGTTTGCGGGTATGTTTGCCATTTTTATTTATTTAATAATTCTTCGATGTCGTTTAAATATTCCATAATCAAATCTGTAGGTATTACTACAGCATATGAACCTGGGTTTTCTTTATAGTATGCTATTGTTTCGTCTTTTGCTCTATCAAGAGAAGTATATAAACTATTTAATCTAGCTTCGATGGCTTTAAATGCTTCGATGCGTTGATTTTGGAACTCTATTCTTTTAGGATCCGCCTCGTTTAATCTAGATTTTAATTTATACTTATACATACTTATAAATATTATTTACCCCATAAATATTTAGTGTCTATAGCCTTAGATTGAGCAGCTAATTTTTTACTATTAACAGGTTTAAAACCAAAGTTTTTAGTATAGTAATTATTCTTTACACCTGTAGTTCCTGCTTTAGGACCTTTACCTAAAGAAGCACCAGGATTAGCTTCACCTAATTTTTTCATTTTAGGAGCTAATCTAAAAGCAAATGGAGTAGCATATTGAGCACCAGCTCCTACAGAAAATGAACCAGCACCAGCCCCACCACCTGTACCTGCCATTTCAAACATACCCTTAATCTTTTGGTATTCAGTTGGGTAATTTTTTCTCATATGAGTTCTAAGATTATTTCTTAAAACTCTAAATTGATTATAAATTTCTCCAAATTTAGGATCCTTAATTACATCAGGATCAGTTGCTACTGTTCTAAGTGTATCTAGAGCACGATTAATGTCCTTTAAAAGGATTTCAAAATCGGGAATATATACTACATCAGATTCAAATTCTTCCTCACCACCAGGTGTGGGTTTAAGGATGAATTTTCTTCCCCTTGCTACTTCGCGAATTTTATTTAATAGTTGATCCATTGGCTGCTTTAAGTTCTTCTACGAGTTCGCAGTATTGGAGTAAGTCAACTATATTTTCGTTTTTGATAGGTTGTGTTTTATCTATCTCAACGATAAGAGGTAATACCTCGTGTAATTTAATTTGTACAGCTTTATCTGTAATATTTTTACTAAGAACTCCTAGTTCTTCTTTTAACATCTGAATCCTATTATTATAGAATGTTCTTAGTTTGGGGGTTGAATCAACTGAAGTAATAAATTCTTTAAGTACTTCTTTTTGTGATTCGTATAGGTCTGAATATTTACCGTTAAATTTTTCTAATAAGATTTTGTAAGTTAACATTCTTACATCCTTATCGTATGTTTGAAATTCTTGGATTACCTCGTCTTTTACTTTTTCCTGATTTACGGGACCTAAAGTTAAATGTTCTAGGATTGTATACTTGTTAGATACAATTTGCTCAGGGTTGATTAAGTCTGATGAACTTTGAGCTTCAACTAAAGTATAAAAAGCAGCTTGTGTTTTATAATTAGGGAGTTTGGTTTTAAAGAACTCATCTAAATTATAGTGCTTTTTAATCTCGTTAATAAGATTATATTTTTCTCTTTTAAGAGTTTTTCTATTAAGCTTATTAGCTGATTCTAATAGGGTTTGAATAAGTAAATTTGAACGAGATTCGTTTAATTTTTTACTCTTAGTTAATGTTTCGTATAATTTAAGTTCTTTACCTAATTCACTCTTTACGAAAAATTTCTTGATAATATTTAATGCGGGAGATTGACCACCATTAAGGGTATCAGCTGTTACCTGACGAACAAGTAATTCGAATAGGATTCCCGTATTTTTATATTTCGAATGTTTAATATTCATTCCTATTAGGATTTATTATAAATATATTGAGATATTTAATCAGTCAAATTAGACTCATCTAACAACGATTCTTTAGCTTTATCTTGTTCAAAAACAAGCTTCTTTTGAAGACCCTCTAATAGAGTTTTATTCTTAGCTAATTCAAGTTTACTATTTTCTAATGCTAAAGGTGAACCACCTTTAAAGTTAGTTCTGATAGACACTTCAGTATCGTCTACTTTCATATCTTTTCTACCTAAACGATCGCGTCCAAAGCTATCATCTTGGGTATTACGATTAGTTGATTTTTCTTCAGGACGACCTAGTGGTTTTTTCTCATCGTATCCATCTGGTAGTGAATTATCTTCGTATCTTTCTCTACCGTAAAGTGAAGCTAAATCGTGTGGAGTTCCGTACGAACGGCCTGTTTCAACTGGGTCGTTGCCTTCTTCAGCAATTTGTTGATTACGGAAAGCACGTTTTTGGTCTTGAATAATTAACTCTCTATATTCATCGTATTGATCCTGACTGAATTCAAATACGTTATCGTAAATCCAATCAGTTGGGATGATTTTAGTTTCAAGCATTTGCTTGGCTAATTCAACTTTTTGGGTTAATAGAGCAATTTTTTCTTGTTCAGCAATGATTGAAGGAGTAGTTAACTTAAGTTCAAAGTTTGTTAATTGTTCTCCGTCGTATCCTTGAGTGTAAAGGTGTACTAAAGCGATTTTGTAAAGCTCGGAAATAAAAATTCTTTGAATACGGTCAATTGTGCGAGCAAAACGAATATCTTCAGCTGCTAATGTTGCTTTACCAGTTAGGTCTTTTTCGTAACCCATGAATGCTTTAGGTACCTTAAGAGCAGCAAATAATTTGTCTCTTAAGTAAGCTACGTCTTCAATACCATTGTATTCTAGACCTTTTGTAGTATCAATTTTAGTTGCAGTATCATTACCTCTTACTGGGATGTAGAAATCCTCAAGTAGGTTCTGCATATTATATTTTAAGTTATATTCACCTGTTTTTTCATCCATCAATGGAGTTTTCTTCATTGTGTTGATAGTTTTCTGCATAAATGCTTCAACTTCTTGAGGTGGGATATTACCTACGTTAACATAGAAAATACGTTTTTCTGGGGCGCGAGCAATTCTGTGGATAAGCATCGCATCTTCCATCAAAATATATTGTTTAAATAGACGGCGAGCTGGTTCAAGATATGAACGTCCGTAAGGAAGATAGTTAACATCAGTTAATAAACGGAAGTGAGCCATCTCATAATTATCAAACGTAATAGTATTTTCTGTAGGTTTAGTATTTGGTGTAGCATAATAACCTGAACCACCTGTATAATAACCATCAGGTGAGTATACAAATTGTACCTTAGCAGGATTTTGCATATCAAAGTTTTCGCGTCTTTGAATGTGGTATGCTGTATAAGGTACTACATTATATACACCAAATTTTTCTGCAATTTCTAGTTTTAAGAAGAAATCACCGTACTTACACATTTGGCGAACCCAAGACCATAAATTGAATTCAATGTTAAGTACATCATAAAATAAGTTATAAAGAATTTTCTGGATGTCATCATCGCTACTTCTAATTTGAAGTACTTCACCCATATCATTCTTTAGAGTACACTCGTCAGCTATAATATCAAGAGAAGATGCTACAATTGCATCTGTATCCATTGTATCATAGTCATTATATAAATAAGTTCTAAGATATTGGTACTGTATGTTAAATTGAGACCCTAAAAGAGATGTAGCAGCTGGGTTAGTATAGATTTTTCCGAATCTATCTACTAGAGAATTTGTTTGAAATTCACCACTAGTTTGGATGTGGTCAGTGTCAACTACTTTTAGTTGGCTGCCCCCTTCATTCCTGATAACTACATCAGTTGAAAAGAGTCTTCTTAATCTTGAAAATATACTAGTATCAGCCATTGCTTAAATTATTGTTATAAATATCAAAGAAGCCAACGGAGGTCTTCTTGTTGATTTCCTATTTTTTGTGTATATGGGTTTTGAACCATATTTCCTGAGTATACCCCTCCTTGTGTTTTTGTCATGTTACCTAAAGCAGCACGAGTCATATCTAAACCTTGTTGCTGAAATTTAAGTGAAGTATCTCTTAAAAATTGGCTTATACCAAATGACATTACCAAGTCATCGTTATATCCTCCTTGTGCTTCTGGGCGTCCGTTTTTCCAAACAAATACTTTCATTTCCTCTAGTAAACGTTTTGATTGAATTGTTACAGAACGATCTCCAACATATTCTCTAAATTTGTTTACTACTAAGGGTCTAGTTTTCAGTGACATTGTAAAACCAGGTGTTAAATTGTTTCCATATTCATATCGGTTAAAATACGACTCAGCTGTTAATTGGTCACTTTTAGGTGACTGATAAAAGTTCTGGTAGCCACGTTCTATAACAGTTTCAATAGTAGCCCAACCTACAGAAGCATTTTCTACTACTAAAAGAGCATTATTATATTCAGAGGCTAAACCTACAAGAAAATGTCCAAATTCTTTTGGTGATAATTGTCCTTTATATTCTGCTACTTGAGTATTGGTTTCAATATCCATTACGTGAGCCGCCGAAAAGTCTCTACCATCACCTCTAGCTACGTCAGCTACTACCATGTAATCGCGAGTGTAAGAGGCGGGTTCCCAAACCCATAAGTTTTTATCTGCACCTCGTCTTTCTAGAGGTTCTTTAATAGTGGTTTGAGAGATAAATTCAATCCATTCTGGGTAGAATACTGTTTCACCTGAAGTTGAGAAGTCACAGTCACATTCTTGTGCTGCCATTCTAGGATCACCTAGAAGTTCATCTTGTCGTTTTCTCCAAGCCTCGTCTCGTTCAGGGTGTACGTACCAAGGTAACTTGATAGGTAAAAAGTCGTTCTCCTGAGCTTCCGCTCTCACCCATGTCTGGTGGAACCAGTTTCCAGTTCCATAAGGGGTTGAGAGTACTATTGCTCCACCACCCGTTGCTAGTGTTTGTTGTGCTGATGCCCATATTTCACCAATGTTTTCAATGAACGCGGCCTCATCCACTATCAGCAAAGATACTGCTTCTGATCGACCTGCGTCACCAGCTGCTGATACTGCTTTAATTTGAGAACCGTTATTCAGTCGTAACGTTAATTTGTTATTTTCTTCGGCTGGTACTTTGAGCCATGAAGGTAAATTCTCGTACATGAATTTTACCTTGGTTACCATGTTTTTAGCTGTTTCTTGTTTGGTTGCTAAACAAAGTACGTTTTTGTCTTTGTGGAACATCATCCACCAAAGCGAATACCCTGCTGCTAGAGTAGAGATACCTAGCTGGCGGGATTTAAGTACGATAGAGTATGGGTTGTCTTTCCATAGGTTAAGTACCTTACCTTGGAAAGGATATAAATTAAAGATAACACGACCACGTTGTGGGTGTTGAATATAACAGTATTTTCTCATAAAGTGGGCTGGGTCTTGAGCACACTTTACAAATTCCTGTTGTATTATTTTTCTTAAATCTTGATCGCTCATATAAGCTTAATAACGAGAAAAGTTGTATTTAAAATAGCAACAGCCCAACCAGCTAATGCTTTAACTTTTTCTTGTCTAATTTGTTTATCTTTTATTAAAATAACTTCGTTTTTAATATCTAACATCCCAATATAGTGCCCCTCATTTTCTTTATATAAAGATATAATAGAGTCTTGAGTAACTGCAAGTGAATCTTGTTTAGCAACTATATTAGATAAAATATACACAGAATCCCTTGCTACTACAAGTTGTCCTTTAACAAGCTCACACTCGTTTTTAAAAATTAAGGCATTTTTTAGTGTACGGCAAGGTACAGAGCAGTACTCTTCTTTATTGGAAAGCGTTTGTGAACTCGCTAACCAAGGCATCGCCAGTAAGCCCAGTAATACGATTATGTTCTTCATTGTATTTACGTTTAAATAGGTCAGCTTTGGCTTGTAAATCTGCTAGTTTAGCTTTGTCTTCTTGAATTTGAAGTTTGTAACTAGTAGCTACGCTATCTAATTTAGTGATTTTAGCGTGTGTAGAGTCAACTTGAGCTTGAAGCGAGTCATTAGCTCGCTCAAGCTCGTTGATTTTGTCATTTAAGTCAGTACTATGATCTAACCTTCTATAAACAGCAATTATAACAAGGATTAGAGCAACGTAACTTAAAATTCTAGTATATTTTTTCATTAACTAAGTTTTGACACCTTGTCTTCGATCTCAATTTTAGCCTTTGACCACTCTTCAGCGTACTTGTCTTTATCTAAAACACGGTTTGCATTATCTACAATACCCTTGTCTCTCATATCTTTTAAGAAGGCTTTAACAAGTTTACCTTTTTCTTGAGCACGGAGTTGAGCAGCTTTACCTTTTTCAACTTTACCACCTGATTTGGCTAATTTACGTAGCTCTAGATCTGAAGGTCCTTCTTCATCATCTGTAGTGTATGATTTATTTAAAGAAGAGGTAGAGAATTTAGGTTCTTTTTTCTTGGTTGGGGTTGCTGATTTAGGACGACCACGCATTCCACCTTCTTTTTTCTCTTTAGCTGGTTTATCTGGATCTGCTTTGCGTCCGCGTTGACCAACTTCTCTTTCACCTCTTACAAGATCGATAAATTTGTTAAGTTGGTTATCAAATAAATCGTCGTCTGGTCCTAGAGCGGCTTGAACGTCATCGTCAGCTTTAATAGCTTTACGTACGTCTTTTTTTTCAGCATCTTTATTTTTTTCGATTACTTTTTCGATTGCTACTTTTAGATCACCTGCGATCTTAGCCATTTCCATGAGAGCATCTTCTTCTTGAAGAGTTACACTACCCCCAGATTCAAGATCTTTTAAAGCAGCAGTTTTAGCTTGGGTATTTAAACTACCAAATTTTGGATCTTTTTGTAAATCAGCTTTAGCATCTTTTCCGGCATAAGTAGCCTCTTCAAGTTCACTAATGATCATCTCGCGAATAGCGGACTTCAATTCAGATATTTTCATCTCTAGATATAATTATAGTTTTCTTATAAATATTACAGACCTAACTGAAATTTAAGCTGTTTAATACGCTCTTCAGTAGATCCTTCTAGAATACCATAATTTTTGATAAGTGAACGTTTAGATTTGATCTGATTAGTGATTATAAAATCAATTAGAGCACGATATTCAAGATCAGTTTCACGAACACCATTATCTTCCATATCAACTCCTTCAGGAGAAACATAAAAAATATAATCATAATCTTTGATTAACAATGTAGCTACCTGCTCAAAATCGTATTTTTCAACGTGATCCATTGATTTAGAAGCACGAGTAAAAGCAATAACATCAATTACAGTACGATCTGTAATAATGTTTTCTTGAAGTAGCTCTAGAGAACGTTCTGCTAAAAACACCAATTGACCTTTAAAAGTCGAATCAGTATTCAATGGAATACCCTGCTCCATTAAATATTTTGAACGTTCAGTTCTAAACATATAATCTTTGAACTCTGGGAGTTCTTTAAGTGCATTGACAAGAGTAGTTTTACCCACACTCATTGTACCACATAATCCTATTTTCATTGTTGTGAATCTCCTGGGAATACTCTATAACTATCTTCTTCGTAATGTTTTGTAGATACCTCAAAAATTGTAGCACCTTGTGTAAGTGCCCTCAATTGGTGGGGTTGTCCACACTCTAAATCTACGACATCTCCTTGACGAATCACAGTTGATTGAACCGAAGCTTTTTCAGTGTCAATCCAACTATATTCAAATTCTCCTTCAGCTACATACCATGATTCTTCTTTAATCAAATGGTAGTGCATTGAGAATTTCTTGCCTTTTTCAAATACTAGGAGTTTACCACAGTACAGTTCGTGGTTTACAATCCATAGCTCGTGTCCCCAAGCTTTCTCGTGAATTTCTCCTTGACGTGGGATTGGTTGATATTTATGCCCCATTAGAATCGTGTAGTTCCTCGCATTGAGGGATTTTTATACCAAGGCAAACCTTCTCTGTTTTTGCGGGCTTCTTCCCATTGCTCCAGAGTTAGTTGTTTACCGTACAAATAATATTCTTTCTTATGCTCTGTTTCTTCGCCTTCGATAGGGGCAACAGCAGGTCCTTCCCAATTGTGGTATTTCCAAGCTGCGCTACCACTTTCTTTAAAAAAATAGTGGTATGCTCCTTTAGACCTCATTCGGCGTTCTTCGTAAATTGTTTCTTTTTTCATGCGTAATGGCTAATAAATTCCGGATATTCGGTATCGCGAAGGTAATAAGAAAGAATGTCTTCGGCAACGTATATTGCCTGAGCTCCTGAAACTGTAATACCACGAGCTGACAAAGCATCTCCTACAAAGTGTACATTTGGAAACTTGGTTAGAGACAAGTTACGGTAGTTTACAAGTGGTTCAGGTGAAAGATATTTTACTTCAGGCATATAAATTCCCCAATCATCACCTAATGTTGGGAATACAATTTGCATTTCTGTAATAAAATCTTCAATGTATTGAGCATATTCTTCACCTAATGCTTCAAACAAGGGATCCATATTATCAACTTGAACTGCTGATACTTCATTACCTTCAGATGTAGTAGATGGTTTACGTGAAGGGCTATAGTAAGTGCCAGTACCATTTACTTGAAGTTTTTTAACTGCCTCTCTTGACCATTCAAAAGGATTAGAAATACCATTGATTTCCATCAAGATGCCAAAATTGGTCATATCGTTTCGGTAACGCATATCTTTTTTAGCGTGACCATTGTAACTGTGATCACCATATGTTTCTTCTACAGCAACATAAGCGGCGTTATTGTTTGTACAGAATGAGCGAAGCGAAACACCTTTATCTTCAAATTTTTTATACAACTTAAAGTCGTATGAAATATCAATCAACTTTTGGAAGTGTTTTTGGGGAGCTTCAAAACGTACCCCGATTTGAACTGATTTAGGTTCATCTGGTAGTTGGTATTTGTTGGCTAATTCTTGAGCAAAGTCAATACCTGATTTACCTACACCAAAGATAAGTTCATTATAAAACATACTATCGTTATCCATATTTGCGAATTCAGGTTTAACTGATTTCATGATAACTTCGTTATGTCTAAAATTGATGTTAGATACTTTAGTCTCCCAATGGAATTGTACACCTTTAGATACTAGATAATCATACCAATTCTTTCCAATCTCAGATAGGTAATCTGTACCTACGTGCCATACAGGAAACAAACGCAAACCAAAATATGGTTTAATAAAATCTGGTTCTGCTTCAGGATTTGAACATTGTACCTCCTCTGGTTTAGGGTGGAAACGTTTGAAATTGGTGATGACTTGATCCATCAATTCCATTGCTTTTTCCTCACCACAATATTTAGACAATTGACCTCCGATTGCAGTATGGTAAGTAAGTTTACCATCAGACCAACCACCTGCACCTAAGAAACCTGTCATTACTTCTTCAGGTTTACGATTGTATGGATCTTTACCCATATCAATGATTGTGATTAACTCACCAGGATAACCTTTATCTACAAGCTTAGTAGCAGCATTGACACCTGCTACGCCTGCACCTACGATTACGATTTTCTTTTCCTTCATATTTCTATTTGTTACACATTAAGATAAAAAAGAGCTGTGACATCTCCAAATTTGGTGACGCCACAGCTGTCAAAAAGTTTTTAAATAAGGCGACGGGCTATGAATCCGTCTATAAGTTAAGGGTTTACAACAAATTTATATATTGGATAAGACCCACCAGGTTTAAAGTTAGTAGGAATATCTAAAATAAACTCTCCTCCACCTAGGTCTCTAGGGGCTAAAAATATACCTCCTATACTAGCTACAGCACCCGCTAATTTTTGTTCTCCTCCTTGCCCATTATCAGCAGCTCCAAAAGTTCTAATTAAAAAATCAGCTTGGTCCTCTGGATTTACGTAAATGTTAGGAGAATAAGACCCTGAGTTAGATGAATTATCTTCAGCTGTCCAATACCACCTTATATCTTTTAATCCACTTTCAGGGCCTATAACATAAGATCCTGTTAAAATTATAATACCTCCTCCTAAACTAAAATCATAATTTCCGTCAATGGCTGTATCAAAGAAAAATGAAGGTAAAATTGTAGAACCTGTTCTGTTATTAAGAGCAACGCTATATAAAGCTGATTGGGCGGCTTGGCCTCCTAAACAACCCTCATAAGCACTAGGTCCATTAGTTTCTTGAGCTGTTTTAAAAACAGTTGTAGCTAATTCAGATCCAGTAGCAAAAGTTAAACCATAATCATTGATAGGAGTGCCTTGAGTAGCTGCTAATGAACCAGAAACTCTCCAAAAGTTAGTAACTAAAGAAGAAGGGGTGGCAGTTATAAACCACTTTCTATCAGGATCGTTAACTACACCCGCTGTATTACTATCTAAAGATTGAGTGGGATACCAAAAAACATATCCAGTAGTTATATAGTTAGGCATTAGCTTTTATATATTTTAATTCTTAAGGGTCCTGTTCCTTTAATAGTTCGGTGCCACATATGTCGCGGTATAAATATAGGGCCTTTTAAGGGAAATGGCAACTGATTATCTAATTGAATTAACCAATCTGTTTCTCCTAGAATCTCGATTGTTCTATCTTCATCATCCCTATGCCACATTAACTCTATTGGGTCAATGTCTTCGGTAAATTCTCGGATGATGTATTTGTCTGTAACTTCTAGATCAGTGTATGGTTTCATTCTCCTTTAGGCATAAACCAATTTGAACACCATTTTGAAGGGTCTTTGATTGGGTTACCATTATTGTCAACTAGTTCAGCTGGATCTTCTAAATCTGGGAATTGTTCTGAAATGTATTCTTGATAATACTTGTTGGAACACATATGTTTTTCATCCTCCAAGTAATGGTATTTACAAACATGGCAACCAAAACCTACAGGAGAAAACATGTAGGGTGGGTAACTGCTTTCAGGAGACTCTTTTAAAAGATCTGTTAGCTTAATCATATCACCAAAAACCGCTAAAGTTAGACTTTAAACCAAGTAGTTTAGCATAGCGAGGTAAACGACAAGACCAATATGAAGCTTTTGTTTTGTCGTTCTTTTGAGCACAATTGTGACGCTTAGCAAATGCTTGACGTGCTTTAGGGTTATTGATTTTAGCTTTTAAACCACCTGAACCAAAACGTACTGTTTTAATTTTCTTGGTTTTTGGGTCGCGAACGTATACTTTGTAAGCTTTACCACCTGAAGAAGAGCGCATTGGTTTACCAATTTTCTTTTTAGCTTCTTCCATCAACAGATTAAATTCTGTCTCGTTTAATTCAATTGGAAAATCTAATGGAACACGAGTTCCATCCTCTAAAGTACCAAAATGACCCAAATCTGTTTCAGTTAGTACCTCTAAATCGTCTCCTTGTACCTCAATGATGTTGCGGCTGTATAAAGCGCGTGCTTCAGCCCATAAATTAAAGTAACTATCAGAACCAGCACGGTACACATGTTCTGTAAGAGGTCGTGCGTTATCTAAGTGATATTTCAAACCCTCAGATAGGATTTCTTTTGGTGCTACACTTTCGTTTAGCATTACTGGTTTTTTATCCTCGCAAATATTACAGCCGCAGTCACACATATTATTTAAATAATCTAGGGAAGTTCATACCTAATTCAGAAGAAGAAACGTAAACACCGTTTAGTATTTTTTCACTTTCTATAGCATCTACTACTGCATCATCCATAATGTAGAATTTACCTTGTCCGTTTTCGCTTACGTTAAGTACATATCCTACTTCTTTACCCATTCTAGGTTTTTTAAGTAGTTTAGTTTTTAAAATTTGCTTAAGTAGTTTACCTGCTCCTTCTTGTGGGCTTGCAGATGGTGCTAAATCTAATCTAGAATATAGAGCATCAATACGCTTATATAGTGGTTCAAAAGCATCTATGTCTCTTAATTGTTTGTTTTTTTCAAACATAGACATGATTTCAAAGGCTGGGAGGATATCGTTTCCTTTAAAGTTACCTGCGTTGATTGTAACATCTGATTCTTCATCGAATTTGCTGAATAGGGTTAAAATAGCTATTACACTATTTAATAATGCTATATTAGCTTTATCGCCAGCGAATTTACCTAAAGTAATATTAGATGTATCGTATGATTTAATTTCTACTCCGTAACCATCAATGGTTAAATCAGGATCTTCTCCTTTTCTAGAGTCAGTAACGTTGTGTTTGTTAACGTTATATTCAAAAGCCCAGTAAGTAGCGATTTCTCCTTTACCAGCACCTGCTGTAGGGACATCGCTGTCTTTTTTAAGTGGAAGGATTGGATATAATTTTTTCCAAATTTCTTCGTCTTCACCACTTAAATTAAAATCTTCACCTAGCTTTAAAGGAGTATTACAAGTAGGAATTTTATCGCCTTCTTTTAAACCTAAAGCTTTATAGATTCTAACATTATAATTTACTTGTGCTTCGTTGACAATAACTTCACCCATAAAATCTTCAGCTAGTTCAAATAACATAGCTTTATCTTTTGGGTTATTAATATCAGGATATCCTTTTGGGAATTTCCAAGCTACACTTTTAATGAATTTATCGAATTGATCCATTATACTTCGGGTTCTGCTGCTGGTTCTTCTGCTGGTGTTTCTGGAGTTGCTGCTTCAGCTCCTTCCGCAGGTGCCTCCGCTTTGCTTCCGTAACGTAATATACGAGAGATAGATTCGCAAGCCGACTCTTCTTCGTTCAAATTAAGTAGATAGTATTTTTTACCTTCTACTTGAGCGATCCAGCTTTTGGGTGTGTAAATAAGATAGAAATCTTGTCCGTTTTTTAGATTGATACGGAAAGTAGTAGGACGAGGAGCAACCCAATCAATTGAGGCTAAAAAGTAGTCGAAATCAGCAGATAACAGATCTACTATAACAGCTTTAAGTTCTGGGAATTTTGTTAGCTCATCGTACTCAGCAGCAGCAACGTCAGCCTTAAGTCTACCTCTGTAGACATCCTTGGCTAACGTTCTAATTTTGGCTACGAGTTCTTCACGAGTCATTATCCTCTAGCTTTTTGTTTTGCGGTTGGACCTTTACCACCACCTTTTGCTTTGTATGAAGCTACAGCACCAGCGATTGCTTTAGCTGCTTTTTCTGATTTGCCTTGTTTTTTAAGTTTACCAACAAGTTTTTCGAATGATTCGTCTACTTGGATTACTCCTTTACTAACTAATTCTCTTGCTCTGTCGGCTACGTTTGATTTTTTTAATCCGTATTTACGTGATAGCTTTTCACCGAATTTATTTTCCAAATCATTATACGACATCTTACCTAATTCTTCTCCACTTACACCTGCACTTTTTGCAAAATCTTTTAGGAATTTGAAATAAGTTTCTTTAGCGTTGTCTGTTCTAGAAGCTTTGGTAGCGAACATATCTACTTGATTTTCGTCTAACTCAGCAGTAGCTTTTTTAAAGTAGCCTTTTGGTAAACCTTCGTCTACACCTACATTATCTAAAGCACCTGACATATCAATAGCACCTACCATAGCATCGATTTCTGGTTCTTTTGTTTCGAAATCAAGGTAGTGTTTAGCACTAGAGATCATTTCTTTTGCCTTGATGATTTTTGACTGCCACCAGTGTGGAAAATCAACTTCACCCATACCTTCGAACTGATCTACCATCTGGTAAAGTTCCATAGCGTATTTTCCAATACGGTATAGGTCGCCTTTAAGCATGTGTGGTTCGTTGTCGGTATGGCCTAGGTCAAGATCTTCTTCTAGGTTTGGATCTTCATAGTCTTCCATATCAACGTCAAAGTCTTTAAGAGCAACTACTACTGTTTGGTCACCTACTCTTACAGCTACAGAGCCGTTTTTCTTTAGAAGATCATGGTCTTTATCTGTTAAGACAATAGCTTGATTAATGGCTTCTTCCATTTTACCCTTAGCTTTAGAGATAATGGCTTTTTGCAAACCATCTGGGAGATTCTTTTGACCACCTTTTAAAGCTGGGTCGTTATCGAATTCTTTGGAAAAGCCTGCTTTTTCCTGCATTAAAGCTGCTCTTACTAGCTCTTTTAGATTTGTTTTTTCCATTTGTGTTTCTGCTACTTTTTTTGCTATGTTAGTGGCGCGACCATACATTACTTTTTCTGCATCTGGACCATAACGCTTAACAAGACTACGCTTGTTTTTCTTCATCTTTTGGATGACGTCTTCGCGTTTGGCGAGTTCAGCTGCGGAAAGTTTTGCCATTTTATTTTAAATTAATCCAGCTTTTTCAAAAACTGTATCATCAAATATGTTTATCCAATTGGCTTGAATATAACCAACTTCACTCATATCATCTATCAAATTAATAGCAAAGTCACTATAATCGTCCTTGCTAATATCTTTACCTTCAGGAAATTCAGATTTGAAGTCATCTAATACACTTTCATCTTCATAGCTCTCTATAATGTCCAATACATCTTTATAAGAGGCTACAGCAGGTGCATTCTTAAAAGCATCATTTAAATCAACTTCTTCTGTGTCTTCATCATAATAATCATCAATATTAAATCCTTCACTTATATTTATTTTGGTTTCAGTGATGATGCCCGCTAGTTTTTGCATACGGGTAAATTCTTCGGATAAGATTTGTTTTTTCATTTTATTTTGCTTTATCTTCAGCAGTAGATGCTTTACGATATTCGGTTGCAAGCTTTTTAAGCTCACCAGCTGCTTTACGAGCGCGTCCGTGAGCTGCTTTAGCTGATTTGTGATGTTCGATAGTTAGGGTTTCTAAAACCGCTACCATTTTATCGTGTAGTTCTTGTGATGTCATAATATTAACCGTTTAATCTGTTCCATAATGGGAAAGCTACGCTTTCGTCTACTTTTGCTCTTGTTGGCTCGTCTCCTGCAACTACGAAGTCGCGAGTGAAGAATGTGATTGTATTACCAACCTGAGTGATGAATTTTTGGTCACCAAACTCTTCAGCTTGTGCTCTTAGAGTTTCGAGTGTGTCAAGGATTTTTCTTGTGTCTTGTGGGAGTGAAGATAGAGAAACAATTTTCTTGTCTACTACGATTGAGTCATTTGCTGTTTCTTCTTCACCACCATCTGTAGTTTCTTCTTCAGCGTCAACGTCAACGTCTACTTCTTCCTCTTCTTCTTCGTCTTGTTCGTTTAACGATACTTCTTCTTCAGAAAGGCGAGCTAACATTTCGTCAAGATCTTCTTCGTACATGTCTTCTGCTTCGTCAACTTTAGGAGAGTACAGGGATGCTATAGCTGGAGCTGCATCATCGTCTTGATCCGTAGTAAAGTCTGCCTCTGATAAGTAAGCAGCCTTGATCATTTCTTTTAATTCTGATATTTTCATTGCAATGAATTTGAGTATATGTTATAAATATATAAAATTTTGTTATTATGTCATAAGACTTTTAATAGCTGGGAAGGCATTAAGAATAGCTTCGTCACTTTTAGCTATAGTTTTTAAAGATGTTAAAGCTCCTTTAAACCAGTCAGCTTTACCTAAACTTTCAATGGCACTTGCTCCATAACCTGCTGCCATACTAGCAATCACAATAGCATAAATAGCTTGGGTTGTTGCTTCTAATTTAGCAGAATCTTTAATAAAAAACGCTAAAACACGTTTGATAGGTGCTTGGAATGCTTTTTCATTATCGTGAGCCCAATGATGAACTTTTTCAGCAAAATCTTCACCTTTTTTCCAATTTAGTTTTTTCATTAACTTAGCAGCCATTTTAGAAATAAATCCTATAACAGCATTACCTGTTAAAACTGCTGCTATAATTGAGGTTACAACGGCTTCATCTAATTGTCCTTTATCTCCTTGCTTAGCTTTAAGTTCTTTACCTAAAGTAGAAGCAATTCCATTAGCTACAGACATTAACTCAGAATCAAATGCTTTTTCTTCAGGAGTATTATCTTGAATTTCCTCTAAAAGAGGATTATTAGCTAAATATTTTTTTAAATCAAATGTATTCATTTTTATAATTATTTATTTTCTAAAGCGTACTTTTGCTTTAGGTGTATTAGATACAAACTGTTTACCTTTTTTACTACCTGCTACTTTTTTTCTTGCAGTAGCTGCTCTTTGTGCTTTAGTTAAACGTTGAGCTTTTGCTTTTGGTAAGCAACGTGTTGTTGCTTTGCCTGGTTTCATAGTACCACAAGGACCGGTTATGTTACCCGCAGTATCGATACGCACCCAGTTCTCTTTTTTGAACCAGTCGCGTAGTGATTCTGTGATTATCTCTTGTAGGCGTTCTTGAGTTATCATCCCTTCATTTGTCCTTTACATACTTTAACAGCACGGCCTGAAAGATAGGCAGATGATTTTTCACCAGCAGCCATTCTTTTCTTGATATATGCTTTACCTTTTGGGCAAAGTTCCTCGTAGATAACACCTTCACCTAAACGTGTAGTTTCGTCAATATCGTCTACGTTAGCAATTTTCATCAAGATTTTGTTTAAAACATCGGGTGTTAAACCTTTTGTTTTACCCCCTGGAAATTCAGGATCATCTTTTAGATATTTTGAGTAGCCCTCTTCTTCTTTGATTTCAACGTCTGGGTCAAGTGCTCTGTAAGCATCTTCAAGGGCTTTTTTTAAGATATCAATAGCGGGTTTATTGTCTTGTCTTTTAGAAAAAATTTGAGCGGCTAGTTTAGCTGCTAAAGCCTCGATTTGATTTTTTGGAACTAAACGAACCTCATCTACTTGTTGAGTTTCTCCAACTAAAGAATTGTAATCGTCCATTGAAAGAAGACCTCTTAACTTAACGGCCTCTATAGCGCGTTCTGTTACCTCGTGTAGATCAACATCTTCAGCTGCGTCTTCTTTTGCCCATTCTAACATACGAAGGAAAAGAGGAACATCCATAGCGATAATGTCTGTTGGGTCTTCTTCTTGTTCGTTTAGATACTGATTAGAATTTTCGATGTATAAAGTATTAGCTTCATCACCTTGACCATCAATGTATCTAAGTTTAACTCTATAAACTAAATCGTCGCTAGCATAATCTGCTTTGGATATATCTATAATTTCGCCTTCTGTTCCGTAAGGGAATTCAAAGCTTGGGAAGGATGCAGGGTTGATTTTGATAGTATCTCCTAGTGATAATTCTCTACCTTCAAATTCGCTTATAGGTCTAGAAAAAAATTCTTGTACTTTTTTTAAGTCTTCCATTATTACATCATTTTAGCTAATTCGGGGTTCTTTAAAGCGTAATAACGGAACAATGCTTTACCTAAAGTAGCTCTTACTTTATTTGAAACATAGTCTTGGAAAGGAACACCCTCTAAATCAGCATCAATCAAGTCATTGAGCTCATCCATCATTTGTCTTGATTTACCGGGTTGTCCCTCGTATTTGTCAGCAATAGCTTTAATGCTTGCTTTATGTTTGTCTAAAATTTCTCTTGCTTTAGCAGTTGCTGCTGAAAGTGCTTCTGGTGAGTCTGGGTAATCGTCTGCTACTTCATTTACAGATTCGTTCATACCTAATTCGGCATGAAGAATTCTCATAAAATCTTTTATTTGATCTGATGAAAACCCACTATTAAGATCTTTTTCTGTACCTTTAAGAAATTTAGCTATAGCTTTAGCTAGATTAGGATATGATGGATCAACATCATATATAAGGTCATGTATTTTATCTACTTCACTTTCTTGAAGAAGACCTGCTTCCGCTAGGTAGCGTCTTTTGTTCCATTTGTGTACGTTGAAGCTCATTTTCTTCTGATTTAGTTTCCTCTATTACTTCTTCAACAGGAGCAGGTTGAGGTGGGTTAAAAGGAGGAACATAAGTATCCTTTACGAAACGAGCACCACCCACTCCGTAAACAGTTTTAGTTCCTTCTCCTGGTCTAAAATTGATCATACTTATAAATATTATTGTTTTTTTAGACTCTGTAGATATTTAATGGTTTCTTCCTTTGACTCAAGTAGTTTATTTTTTACTGAACCTGTCCATTTTTCTACGTCACCTGCCTCTGTAATGTAAGACTGAATATCACTGTGTTCGATTTCTTCGTTAATCCAAAGTTCAAATTCTTTGATCATACCCTCTACATCTGAGTTGTGAAGGAATGTTTGATATTCTTCCCATAGACCCTGAGTACGTAAACTAGTTTCAAAATCAATCTGGCAGTTAAAGCAGCGTTTGTACATGTTAAACCACCTCTTATCCAGGTGTGGTTTCATCGGTTTTTTACAAGACGGGCAAAAAATCGGAAAATTGACCGTTTCACGCGCCTTATCAAGTTTGGTAACGTTTTGTTTAATACCATCCTTAATTGTCCACGTCTTGTCGCCTTCGGTCCATACATCACCTTCGTTGTGTACTTGATTGGCTTCTTTTGTAAAACCGACTGATACTTGGGATTTATCTGCATGTTTTCCCTTTACTAAATTTCTTAACCTATTAACGTCTTTTTCTGCGAATTGTTTCTTTAAAACATTGTCTTTACTCATAAACCTAGTTGTTGTAACTGTTTGATTGTATTAGCAGCCGATGTGTGAAGTATACCTATACCACCATTAGCATTCCATGAATCGATAGTATCTTTTCTATCGTCAATTAAAATTTTATTTGGACCCGCAAAGTCGGCTTTTCTTTGAGCAGAGCGGAAATATATTTTTTTCATGTTAGGTAAACGTTGAACCCACTCGGTTTTACCTTGCATTGATTCATTGTTTTCTAACTTGTAACGTTCTTCAAATGGAATATCAAAATTAACAGAAGGAGCAGTTAAAACGTATGGGTTATATTCTTTAATATAGTCCCAAAGTTGCTTTCCGTCGGGCATCCAATCTAGGTTAGCCCAATATGATCTTTCGGAGATGTCTTTGTTTTTTAGACTATCTCTATATAATTTCCAAAATTCGTCTTTACCTTGTGAATCGGCATGTTGGGTGGTTACACCTGTTAGTTCTTTATATCCCTCATCGAAGTCCACTAACACACCATCCATGTCACAAAATATCACGGGTTTCTTTCCCCCTATCATTCCTCTCATTTCCTCATCCTTTTTTTCAACACCCGTATCATGAAGGTACAAGATCTCTTTTACGGAGGCACTGGTAAAGGAGGGTAAACCTAAAGCTTTTGCTCTTTTAGCCCATAGATCAAGAATTTCTTTTCTTTCTTCCTGATTAATAGGTTGGGTATCTAAGTAATTGTCTATAACCTCTAAGAATGGTTTACGAGATTTTTTAGCTTTAAAATATAGACCTTGAAGCATTGCGTCTACTTCTTTTTCTAATTTAAAATATTCTGCTTTAGGAAGCAAATTAGCATCGATCATGTCTCGTAAAAACTCATCATCAGCCATTTGTTTGCTAGGTCTTACTAGTCTAGGATCATCGCTTTGAGTTCCACCTTTTACATTTTCACCATCTTGAGTTAAATGTTCAAGCTCATGTCTGATAACATCTTTTAAGTCAAATGATACTCTCTGCCAGTCTGGGTTTTTAGGAATTTCAAAGCGAACTGTTAGTAAAGGTTGAATAGGTTTACCTTTTTTATCCCACCCAGCATTTGCACCTCCATCTACTGTATAAGTATCGTCTGTGTATTTAGCTTGAACTACAAAATCAAATTCAAACTCATCAGAGATAAAATCTACTTCCTCGTCTGCAGGCCCTACTACAAATAACTCGTCTATTACTTTTCTACCTACATCGTGCCCGTCTTTCATTAATCCAAACGCAAAACTAGAAAGTTCATTAGCTAATTTATCGTAGCGACCTTCTGTTAATACTTCTTCTAAACCTTGAGCTAATTCACGAGCGTATTGGTTTAAACCAAAAGGATCTTTTACTTTACCGCTTGGATTATTTTGTTTTTTATAATCATCCATATTTTTTACGGATGTTTTTTGACCATCTTCCTGTAAACCATCAGTCCAGTTACGGAAGGTCATTGTACCTTTTAGATTAGCTTCTTTTTCAAGATCATTGATGTGATCGTCCTCTAAAGTATTTGTAGTGGAAACATCACCTAATCTACCTTCAAGGTTTTGAATGTGGTGAATCATTTCGTGAGAGAAAGAACGCACAATATCTTTGGGATGACGACCGTAAGTATATAAGGTGATAGACTTATTGATCGGATCATAGTATGCGGTTTTACCCAAGAATTTACCGGCATTTTCCATATCATCGTCTACGATTGATATGCTGGGAACAGGATCAATATTATATCCCTTTTCTCTCATATAATTGGTTAACTCGGCTATTTTTTCGAGTATATCAATTGAAGGGATAGTATTTTCTTTTAATGGCTTATATCCTGAACCAAATGGGGCTGCTTTACCTGTGTGGTTCGGAGCTACATTTTCTTTTTTTAAGCGCTGTGTTTTTTCCTTAGATGCTTCTTTTCTTTGTTCAGCATAATCCAAAGCAGTTTTTAAACGCTTTTTTACTTCTGGGTCTTTAGCTCTTTCGTAAGCTGCTCTTACTCGCTGATGGATCAAATTAATAATTTGAGACTGGCGAGCGTGTGATTTTGATTTGAAAGAGGCTTTAGATAAAGTATCTATAATGTCTTGTTTAGTAGAGAATTTTACTTTAACAGTATCGCTCGGGTCTTCGTCTGTGTATAATCTGCGACCTGATCCTTTTGGTTTTTTACCTGTACCTACTTTAGGATCACCTTCTTTTAATACGTTAGGTTCTAAAATATTATAGATGTCTTCTTTTTCGTTATCTGGGATTTCGGTAGGTAAAAATGTAAAGAATTTCTCTTTATCTCCTTTTTGAAGTGCTTTACGAGCATTTGTTCCGCTCATATCACCAGATGGGGTTTTGATTACTCTAACCTCTAGATTAGGATATTTTTCTTCAACTCCCTTAGTGCGATTTTTAATGTCTTGTAGATCGTCTTCTCTACCCTCACGATAACCCAAAACAAAATATACTTTCTCATCTGGGTGGTTTTTAGCGTAACGTAAGATATCTCCGATTGGAGAAGGGGATGGTTCTATTTGAACTTTAGATGGGAGCAATTCCTTGTAAATATCCCATACTTGAAGTGATTGTTCTTGTTCGATTCCATCTCTAATACCTCCACCAACATAGATTAAAAATTTATCTATGTCTTTGAAATCTTTTAAAGCGGTTTTAACTAAGTCAAAGTGACCTTTGGTAGGTGGTTTAAAACCACCCCCATAGATCGCAGTAACGGATTGTCCGTCTACTAGTTCTCTAACCAAAAACTTTGTTAGTTGGTCCATTTACTTAAGCTTCATGATAAGCTCTTTGGCCTTGCTTTTCTTTTCTTCGATTTCTGTTTTAGCCTTTCTGTACTCTTCCATCTCACGCTTAAGAGCTTCTTTCTGCATTTCGTACTCTTTCATAGCAGTTTTAGCGTGTTTGCGAGCAGCTGATTTATTTGTGCTGGCGTAAGCAGCATTAATCTCGTTCATGTCAATTGTATCGTAGATAGAAGCAGGACGGATCATATCGTCCATTGACATACCTCTTTTAGGTTTCATTACAAGGATGATTTCGCCAATCTCGTTATATGGCTCTTTCATTTCCAATGTTTCAGCTTCTAAAGCTTCCTTGATTAAGTTTTTTAATTCAGATTTTTTCATGAGTTAAGGAATTGTTTGATTTTGGATTGTGCTTCTGGGATAGAAACAGTTTGTTGTATAATATCTTGAACGTTTTTCTCGTCGCGTAGTGATATAATCTCTTTTTCAAGTGCTGCTTTATCAGCTCTGGATTTAGCGATTTCTTTTTCTGATTTTTCTTTAGTATCAGTTGGTTTATAAGGATCAATATAGCGTTTAACTATATCTTCTAAACTTGCTTTGCTGAATGGATCCTTGTCTTTTGTAGTTGCTACAAAGTTTTGACCAAATAAATTAAGGTAAGGGATAAAGTTTTTAGTTACGTTAGCCCACGTTTGCATTACAATTGAAGGCATTAAACTTCTATCCTCACCAGCTGAACGCTCAAATCTGTCTTCGTTTTTCTCAAGTGATTTTTCAAGTGAAGAATAAACGTAAACCATCATTACATCATATCCGGCTGCCTCTAAAGTATCTTTTAACGATTCTGTTTTCTTGTAAGCAGCAGCAGTACCATCAATTACGATGTCTCCTTTAGAACCAATTTCTTGTGCTAAAGCTACTTGATAATCCTTTTGAGCTGCAGCCATTGCTTTAGCTGCCCCACTTCTACCTTCAGCATCTGCTTTTTTCAAATCAAGTGAAATACCAGCATCGCGAAGATTTTTAATAAAAAAATCGTCAATGTTCATTACTTTCAAACCAAGGTCACTGATAATTTCACCTACAACAGATGATTTACCAGCGCCAGGAGCGCCTGCTAAGATAATAGCTTTGGGGGCACCTTGTGCCTCTTTAAGTAATTGGACCAATGAGATCATATACGCGCGTTTACGTATAAATATCAGAGCTCTCTCTTAACTGTAGTTCTGAATTCAGTAAAGATAGGTGAGTGACTTGGGTTTTCTAGATCGAACAATTTCTTAACCGTTCTAAATATATTCATGTTTTCCTCTATAGTACGATTAGATTCATAGATTTCCCATCCCTTACCTTGCATAGCTCCGGTTTTTGGACCGCGCTTAGATGATTTGAGCCACAAAACTGCTGTGCGGTCAACTTGCTTACCGTAGCATTCTTTATAACACGTAGCGTAGGCGGCTGTTTGCAAGTCGTATGTTGTTTGTAAATGGTTAGAGGTTTTAAAGTCAATAATCCACAATTTATCTTCTATTTCACAAACTAAGTCACAAGTACCTGCTATTTCGTATTCGTCTGAAAACAAGTGAACTTCTGTTTCGATTAGTTTTGGCTTATATGTTTCCCAAAAATCTACAAAACGAAGAAACATCTGCCATACATCTGGATTGTGTTGTGGGTAGCCTGTTGAGGATAAGAAATTTAATTCTTTACCATTTAGATAATCCTCAATTAGCTCGTGAGTGGCTGTACCTTCTTCACCTGCTTTTTTAACGATATGTTCAGAAGCATATCCTACTTTTTTTAACCAATCCTCAAAAAACTTTCCTTTAGGATAAGCCGACAACACGTAAGTGATAGAAGGATAGTATTTCCCGTTACGTCTATAGTAACGTGAGTCTGGCATTGTAATCTGTTTAGCATCTTCTGAAATCTCTAGGATTCGATTATAAGATTGCTTAATGTTTCTTTTACTCATATAAGTTCAATTTTCTTAGCCATCAAATCATAAGTGGTTAATGGGTAAGTGTTTTGGATAAGGTTTGTAAAATTATCAAAACCCATTTCGCTTGGATCTTTTTCATCCAAATCTACGAGGTAAACCTCTTTACCCTCGTTTAATAATAGTTCAGCAAATCGCAAAGCATCCTTCATCGCGTCTTTATCCAGAGCAATGTAAATCTGTTTTACGGTTGACGTTACAATTTTTTTCATTAAGTTATCTTGCAAATGCTTTCCAAGCAATGGAATTGCATTACGTTTAATAGCTAAAGCATCAAATGGTCCCTCACACAATACAAGTGGAGAAGACCAGTTTACAAATAACTCGAATGGTACAATATTTTTGTTGACTGAAGGATTGCGATATTTGACCGGTGAATTAGGATCAAAGTTACGAGCAACAAAATAGTTTAGTTTACCTTCGCTAGAATACGATGGTATAACGATCATTTTATTGTATGTACCCCCTTCACAATAACCAATATTGTATTTAAGTATATCGTGTTTAGAAATACCGCGCTTCTTTAAATAGTTTAGAGCGTGTCTTCCAATAATATCGTTTTTGGTAAGCTCGGATAGTGGTTTAAACTCTTTTGGAAGTTCTACCTTACTGGAATTTGAATCAACTAGGATTTGTCTTGTAGCTCCTACTAGTGAGCGCAACTCACTTATTTTGTCTTGTGGAGCATCTATCTTTTTGAATAGGCTAAGTAGTTTAGAGCCTCTAGAATCACAAACCCAACAGTGCCAACTTTGATAGTGAGATGAATTCTCGTCAAAATTGATTTCGAGTTTGGGTTTATGGTGGTGGCATATAGGGCAGGTATGAGCCTGATTGCCTCGAGCAGTAGGTTTGCCTGGTCCTAAAACGGAATTGACTACGTTTACAACTAGTTGATTTACCATATTGGGTAAGATACGAAAAGTACCTTACATATCAAAATCTCTTGTGAAAAATTTTCCGAGGATGTTATCGTTATAGAACTCCTCTGGTTTTTCAAGCACTGAATATACAAACAAATATTTTGTCTCGTAGTAAGTTAATAACTTTTTTGAGGTAGTCAAATGGAGGATTTCACGTTTGAATTCATCCTTTTTACCCTCTTTTAACATAGCTACAATTTCTTTGTTTGAACCATAGTATGTTTTCCAATCTGATTCATTCATTGCTAGCTTATAGGCTGGTTTTCTGCCAGCCACGTGAGTATACTCTAGTAGTTCCTTTTTAGTGAGTTTTACTTTCTTTTGATAGAATAGAACTTTTTTACCAATGTAGGTTTTGCCTGTTGGTATATGAACAACCCTATAAATGAAACCAAAGGTCCCTTCAGGGAAGGAGGAGAGTGCCTCCATAGGTTCGTTTTTATAAGTCCACATTTTTTATCGGTCTAAATTAATAAGAATAGTTGTGTCCGTTGTATTGGATGTTTGTAACGGTTGAGCCAATTTGGCTACTGCTAACAACTCTTGATTTTCATTGTACAACCCTATTGTTGTTATAAAAGGCGAAAAATATGATGATGTAACATAATCGTATACAGAACCAGTTGGGTAAGCGAAATTATACCAAGAACCTGAAATTGAATAACTGCTTGATACCGTTGAAGGGTTTAAAGTATAATTAAATTCACTTTCTCTAATAGTACATTTATATTGAGTTTCAAAAATTGTATATGAAGAAGAAAATGAACAAGTTACATTCAAAGTAGCTACTGAACCTGAAGCTAAAGCTTGATCAGTTATAATAGCTAATCCGTGTGGATAAATTATATTTCCTACATTTACACTAGCTGAAACTAAATTACCCTGACCATCATCGGTTATAGTATGAACACTACCTGAAGTGAAAGTATAATTGAATGATTGGGGTTGAATATTATCTCCAAATAGTTTAGAGGGTATAGAAATTATTCCTACAAATTCATCCGAACCAGTTGGGAAATATCTTGAAGCAGTAAGTGTAGATTGAAGATAATTAAAGTATCTACCTGTTGAATCTGTTGATCCTACTAACCTATCCCCCTCAGAATCAACCCCAGGAACTAAACTAGCAGTTTGAGCATTATCTCCATAACTCTGAGATAAAAAGTTTGAGTAATAAAGTTCTTGTATTGAACTATAAACTAATACTTGATATTGAGTAGATAAAGTACCTGTAGTTGTTTGGTTGGTTTCAAATGAACCACTATTTTGACCTAAAAATCTATCAACGCCTGTTAATTGACCATCAGAACCTGTAGCAAATTGAGATTCGGGAAGAGAAAATCCTTTATTAACCGTAAACGGTAATAATTTTAAATCAGAGGCTAGGAATTGTTTGTAGGCGATACCCATTCATTAGAAGTCTAGCTTAACGCGGATTAGGGCTTCCTTAGTGAAGTCTTTAAGTAGTGGTCTAGATAATTTAGCTACAGCTAATAATTCATTAGTGTCGTTATACAAGCCAACTGTAGTAATATATACTTGTGGGTTATCTACAAAACTTGAATATAATACCTCACCAGTTGAACCTGAAATAAATGATGGGTTTTCTGAATAGTTAAATTCTGAGCTTCTAGGTCTTACAAAGATAAAATCTGAGGTTACTGTTTCTTGGGAATTAAGAGTAAATGTAGCCGCTGTTGAACCTGAAATTGCTCTAAATAATCTAGCATTATTATTACCTGAAGCATCATAAGATCTACTTACAGCTAAACCAACACCTCCAGCAGCTAATGAACCTGTTAAAGCAGTTGGGTTTAATAAAATAGTTCCAATATCAGGTAATAACCAACCATATGAACCCGAAGCAGCACTCCAACCGTCTGTTGTAACACCTGTGTTAGAAGAACCAGCACCTGCTGCTATAGTACCTGCTGAAGAAGCAGAAATCAAATTGTATACTCTACCAGCCTCAGTAAATGTAGTTGTAGTTACGTAATTACTATCATCAGTTAACTGAATAACTCCTAGTGAACCTGAAAGTTCAAGATATAAAGAACCAGGGAAAATAGCTTCTTTATAACGATTTCTTTCTACTGAAATAGCCCAAAAATCAGAAGATGTTACATTTCCAAAGATAAAAGCAGCGTTTTCGTCTCCTAATACTAGGTTTTGATATTGACCATAGATAGTAGAAGTATAAGAAGATCCTACTACAGCATCGTTATAAAATACACTACCACTTCCATCTACATTACCATAAGCAATTGCAAATTGAATATCAGTTGCGGCCGATGAAGAATAAACATTTAGATAATAGTTACCTGAAGTACCAGCAGCCTGAACTGAGGAGGTAAAGAAATATGTTAATGTAGGAACGTTACCAACCCACATTGCAGCAGTAATCGAGTCTGAAGAAATTACAAAATCGTCGGCTTCTAATCTTTTAAATGACATAGTCTATAATTTAAGATACTTTAGTTACTGTTACTGGGATAGTTAAACGAGCTCCTGAGTCTCTACCTTCAACTGTTAAAGTTGCATATAAAGCATTTTCTGAACCAAATAATGTATTAACAGTAGTTGCTTTTAAGTTTAATGTAGTACCCACTACTGTTTTAGAAACATTAGCTCCAACTGTATTAGTTTGGTTAAGAGCTTGGGCTTGTGGAGTATTCACCCCAGCTCCAGTAAACGTGCTCATTAATCTAACATCAGAGATAGTAAACGTGTAACCTGAAGGTTCTACTTGGTTACCACCTGTGTAGTTTAGGGTTTGTGGGTTAACTGCTAGTGAAGCACCTTGTTTAATAGTAATTGAAGAGAAACCTAGATCTAGGATAGGTAGTTTAGCAGTACCACGAGGTAAAGTAACAAGTTTATACTTCATTACTTGTGTTTCGTTAGGGAAAGCTTCAAGCAAAGGCATGTTTTGGATCGCTTCACCATAGTAAGCAGAACCAGAAGGCTGATTTGGATTATATAAAGTATAATCGATCTCGTCATCAGCTAAAGCAAACTGCGTAATTCTAAAAGTACCATCTGCTTGGGCTAATAATTGACGGCCCTTGGTAGTTAAAATAGCATCTACAGTTACTACTGAGTTATTTAAATATCCCATTGTTTAATCTAGATTTTATTATAAATATACAAAATTTTTATTTCTTAATCACGTTTAATTCATAGGTCTTAAATTTCCACTTGGTGAAGATAATACCCATGTTTGATTTCCTTCATTCCAAATGTAAATTTTATTACCTACATTTACTTGTTCCCCATTTGATAAACCACTTCTACCTACTGGGAGGAATAAATTAGTATTTTGAGTAGGAGCAGCTCCGGTTGTTGTAGCACCTCCTGTACCTGCTGCTATTGGTAGACTTACTGTAGTAGTACCTGTTGTAGTTACTTGAGGTGTTATAGTAGTATTTTGAAGTACTGATAAAGAAGACTTCATACTAGTATTAAAATCTGTAGGTATAGCATATCCTCCCCTTTCACCAATACCTGATGGGAAGTAATCTGGTCTAGACTCTAAAATAACGGGTTGTGGGAATGGGTTAGCTTTCCAAATAAGAGCGGACAAACCTGTATTATTATCACTCTTACTACCAGAACCTAAACCTTTAGCATTGTCTGGAAGAGGTTTATCCACTGTAATCTTAAACGGATTACTAGTAGCTATACCAGCTGGTGAAAATCCTAAAGTTTCAAATGACGTAATTTTATAAACACCTTGACCTGCTAGTGAGAATTGAGTACTGTAATTATACACACTACCACTATTATAAGGAGATAAACCACCTGAAGCATAAGCATCTTCTATAGTAGGTAAAGGATATGCTGAACCTGTGTATAAGGTTAAATACCAATCATTACCCGCTGATATACTTTCACTTACTAAAACTGAAGCTGAGATTACAGTATATACAGCACTATTTTTACCTGCTGATATTGAAGCTGTAATGTATTGATTATTATCGTTTACTGCTTGAGGGTATAAGATATAGTCTGAGGAACAGAGTATAATAGAATTTAAAGATCCGGTCCAGAACACCCCACCAAAACTATCTCCAAAATTTTGTTGTCTTGGAATAAAGTATGTTGAGTTAGCGGGCCATCCAATAGTTCCATCTAATGTTCTAATATCATTATCTTTAATAGGAGAAACATCATTAGAGAATATTTCAGCTGATTGACTGTAACCTAAGTACTGGTCTATTAAGAAATTAAATACATCAGGAGTATTTTGATCTACAATTTCTGTTTTAGAAGGGTCTTGGAATATGCCAATATTTTTAACATTAAGAGCAGTACCCGTTGACATTTCAGGGTAAGTACCTTGAACATAATCAATGTTAAATGCAATATTGCCATAATAATTAATAACTGGATCTTTACCAAATGATTGGTCTCCTAAACTCCAACTATTGTAAGTTTGGGCTATCATTTTAGAACCACTGTAACGTGGTAATATGCTTCTCCTAACATTCCAGTTATAGGATTGAACTGGGGCTAAAGTAGCTGACCCTGAACCATATATAGAAGCCGAAATTACAGTTTGATAATTTACAGGTACTGTAATTCCCTGAGTGTAATCAAGATCATAAAATCCTTCTGCACCTGCCGTTATAACTGCATTATCAATTAAAGCATTAAACTCATTATAGGTAAAATCAACGTTTACTCCTGGTGAAGTTACAACAGGGAAGTTTTGGTTTGAATATGAAGAGGCTGTTGTATTAAATGGGGCATTTTCCCCTGAATTTAACCCAATTACTGGGATTGGGTTTCCTGTAACATACACAGTAGTTAAAGTAGGACTCAAAGGAGCTATAGTTACTGGTTGAGGTTGACCCCCAGCGTATGAACCTACTGCAACTGTTGTACCAGTTTTATCAACCCAGTTCATAGTTAAAGCTTCAACCTGTTGCCATAAAGTAGTATAATTTACTCCTGTAGAAGGAATTCCACTACTACCATCATCCGCGGTATTATTTACAGTAACTCCTACAAAATTGTATTGTAAAGGATATTCAAAATATAAAGTAATAGTTGAGCCTGGGGCTAGAGCATCTAAACCAAATGTAAAATTAGGATATTCATTTGGGATAATTAAAGCCCCAGTTAACTCAGTATCTATATCCCCAAAAACAAAATCTTTAGAAAGAGGACCATTTGTAGGATACATTCCATAAAATGGTGCAGTACCCCCTACATAAGGACTAGCCCATCCTAAATCAGATTGAACTGTAAACCCTGTTCCTTGTTGATAGAAAGGACCAGTACCTACAGAACCACCATATGAAGCAGATCTAAATTGGAAAATTGTATCAAGAGGAACTAAAGTACCATCACCAACATTATCAAAGTTTCCAACAGCATTTAGTTTATCTAAATATAAAACATTTGAACCATTATTTCCTCCTATATTTACACCATCCGAACCAGTAGCTAAAACTGTAGTTGTAATAGTACCTGTTCTAGAGCCTGAAGGGATAAAAGTAAATGCAGCTTGCATTAGTCCTTCACCTGGGGATCTGGTGATTAAGAAATCTATAGCATTTTGTTTAGCAGTAGTAGAATCAAATACAGCTAAACTAGCAGTATAATAGGTTACCGTAGAAGCAGCATTACGAGTTACTAGATCGTATAAAATTGGAGTAGTATTAACTGATAAGAATGGATTACCACCATTTAAATCCCCATTTTCAACTACTAAATTTGAACCACTTAATTCACCGTCAAAAAATTCTTGAGCATTACTTTGGGTAAATGCTACTGAACCACTTGGTGTAGTATTAAATCCTAACCAGCTTTGAGTTACATTTAAACCAATAGAATCAGCTATAGGAGAAGCCCATGGAGCAGTAAATACTTGACCATTACTAGCAGTAACTGCACGATCACTTACATAGCTATCACCTAAAGTAGCAAATCCACCTGCTTGTGAACCCGTTATAGTTTCTAAAGGAATAGACTCGTAATCAGAAGATGCAGTATAAATAGTTTGCCCATCAAGTAATCCACGAGTAGAACCAATTGAAGCTGTAATAGTAATATCTTGGAAAGATAAAGGATTATTCATAGCTCCAAATGCTATAGAGCTAGAAATATCTACTTGAGGAACTGGATATTTGTTTCTTTCAAGTAAGTGTTGTTTAATAACTACACCTGAGGTTAGACTTGTACGAGCAGGTACAAAGTCTTTAATCATTTTAAATAATGAATTATCAAAGAATTTGATAAGTCTTATATAATCATTAGCATCATAATTGCTAGTGTACTTTTCAAAATATGAATTTCTTAAAGCATCTAAAGCAGGGTATGAAGTTTCTTGTGTAAATACTTGTCTTGGATCACCAATATATTCCCCTAGATTAAGACCAGCTAATTGAGCTGTAATATCGTCATTTATCTCATTTTGTGGGGAAAATGCTACCTCTAATTGATTAAGATCAGGAGTATATGATTGAGAAACTGGTGAGTTTTGTTGAATACTAATATAAGGAGATAAAGTGTCTCCTGCTGGTAGAATTTCTTCTACTACTCTTACTTTATCATTTACACGGTTTCTAATACCCGCTATAGGTTCTAATAAGAATACTTGTTCAACGTTAGGTCCAAAATATGGAGTAACATTAAAATTGAAGTTACTATTAGAAGCAAACGAAGAAGTAGCAACCCAAGAACCAGTTACTTTAGGGTGAATTGAAGCTGAACCTGTATAAAGTTCACCTCCTAAAGAAGCCCTAAATGCTAATTGATCAGGGGCACCATTTATACCATTACCATCAATAGCATCAGGATCCATTACAAAATCATCAAATGATTCTTCGTTTAATACTACTGTGTAATATCTAAGTTCTTGGAATGAACCAGAGAACATATTATAACCTGCTAAGCTACCTGTACCTAAGTAACTAATACCACTTGAACCTGTCCAAACACTATCTGTATCTGTTAGTGAAGAAGATGCTTGAAAACCAATTTGGGCGGCATCGTCTCCTAAGTAAATAGTGTTCTTAGCGTATAAGTTATAGTCGTTGTTATCTCTAGTTAACATTACAGACCACCAATTACCATCAAAGAATGGTAAATATACACTAGCGGTTGAATTTAAATCACTTGTATCTGGATAAAAATCAAGTTTAGCATATTGGTAGTAAGTATCAACTACAGAACCAGAATATGAACCTGAGGTATAAGCAGAACCTGTGTATTTTAAAGTAATTGCTGAGGTTCCACCTCCACTAGTTAGTGACCATAAACTTTGAGAATATGGGATATTAGAGGTAGGTAAACCATTTGTTTTAAATCTAAATTCTAAAGTAGCAGGAACATTATCAGGGGCACCCCAAGCTGAGTTGAGTGTCCAAGAAGATGAAATGTAATTGTCTCCTGATGAGGTTAAAGTATAGTTAAATCTTTGATACCAGTAATCCCAATCATTTGTATTATCTCTATCTTTACCACCAAATTCACTTATTCTTAATTCAGTACTTGGAATACCATAAGAAGAAATAAGAGCACGAATTGCTTGTGGTGTACCTTTTTTCTTAAGTAAGTAAGGTATATTATGATACAAGCGCTTATAAAGCATTTTATTTGTATCATCTTGTGGTATAAGCTCGTTCGAAGCAGTTATATACGAGGTTACATAATCTAAACCACTGCCTGTTGGAACCGGTAAAGAACCGGTAGTACCCGGTAAAGTATTTGTAATTAGACTACCTGAAGGACTTATACCTAGGAAAGCTGTGTATAAACTATCTTGTGAAAAATTATTTTGGTAAATTTTTAAACCAAAATCTCTAATAGCTTGAGCAACTAAATCTTTAGAAATACCAAAGTTAATACGATTATCTGCATCAAATTTATTAGTTACGTCCTTTAAATAAACCCAGATGTTATCAAAGTTTTGACCCATCATCTCTATAAAGAGAATATAAGGATCATTTAATGAATTATTTCTTACATATTCTGGGATAGTGTATACAAGATTATTTTGGTTATTATTATCAAATGTAGCACCTGATCCTGTATAAGTAGACAACCAGTTTAACCCCGCAACACTACCAGTGTTAGCTAGAATAAATGGTGGTTGTGAGTTTGTTTTAGGGTAAGCCGCTCCACCTGAAGTAAAATAAAGGTAATACTCAAAATCATCAAAATTTTTGATTAAATTATTTATTTTGTTTTGAGTAACTTCTTGTGAAGCTGAAGTATAATAAGATGCAGATGTAGAACCTGTAATAGAAAAAATATAAGTATTTAGGTCATCTTGGTAACCCTGAATTAAACTTAATTTTTCATAGAAATTCTTAACACGTTGTTCTGCAGAACTAAATTGTATAAAGTTTTCCCATAACATTGTAGAGCCTGAAGCGTATTCAATGTTAATATCTATACCTTTTTCTTCTAATAAAGATTGTACTTGTTGAAATGAACTTGTTAAAGTTGTACCTACTAACTCAGCATATGATTTAAACTCTGTTGAATTATTAATTTCATCCTTTATTTGTAAGTTAACATTAGGGCCCTGAAGATAAGTAATATCAAGATCTATAGGTATAATTTCAGATACAAATGAAACATTATAAGCAATAGGATCAGCTACCTTAGTAACAACCCAACAAGTAGATTTTATTACAAACTGCTCAGGTAAAGCCTCATATAATTTAATAAGAACATCAGTTCCGTCTAATTGTGAATTGACAGCTATTATAATTTTATTATCTCCAAAATTTAAGTAGAAACCATCAAAGTAGCTTGAACTAGCTAATTGAGCACTAAACTCAGGATAGGTTTCTAAAATAGTAGAACCCGAGATAAAGTTGCTAGAAAGTCTTAATTCGGTTCTATCTGGAGAAATATCTTTAATATAAAATGAAGCGGTAGGATTACTCCCTAGTTCATTTTGAAAGAAATTATAAACTATATTATAAACACCAACATCATACCCATTATCTACTAATGTAGTAGAAGGATCAATATTCATAGTAGCATAGCCCCCAGAAGCTATAATACCAGCATCATCTGTAAAAGTATAGTCTACTAATTGACTACCTGTTAATAAAGTGTTATTACCATCGTAAATAAAATATTCTACATAGTCCGTAAAAGTGATAAAAGACGAAGTTACTTCAAAATTAGGGACAATAGTGAAGTCCTCGAATGTATAATCCTGGACTGCGAATATATCTGGGTTGATGGGTGTAATAACAGGTTGTTGCATTATCTAGAAAGGTCTGCTAGTGCTTGGTTTAATTCTAAATTTTCTTGTCTTAATTGAGTTATTTCCTCTAATAAAGCTTGAATTTCTTCATTTACTCTATTGAACTCGATATAGGTTCCACTTCGTTCAACTAAATATTGATGTGAATTAATATCTCCTTCTTTTGGGATTTGAAAAAATAAATTTTCGTACTGTACAAAAAAATCGTCTACTGTAAAGGTTGGGGTAACGGATGCTGTAGGAGGAACTAGCTGAGTGAACGAAGTGTTCACTGTATTTAAAAAGTCTTGTTTATTAAAGACATTTTTATTTAAACTAATTTTCTCAGCCATTTATTACCTTAAATGAGTAATTATTATCTAAAACTATTGTAGAACCACCCGAAGTAGTTTGTAGTAATATAGTATAATATCTTTGGGGTTCCAAACCATTCATATAAAGATCAAAGTAACTTCCTGAGTGATCAGCACTAATTTTAGTATAATTTGAATCGAAATTAACTACATACTCATTAGTATCTAAATCTTTAATAGCATATAAAGATCCTTCTGGGAGGTAGTATTGAGTAGTATAAATAGAAGATGTTTGGAATGAACGTTGTGGGAATTGTGGTCTAGCGTTTATTCTAAATCTTTGAATACTCTCACTAAAGAAAAACCCAGGATTATTATCTAAAGAAGCATATATATTAGATCCTGTAATTACAGATAAAGAACCAGTTTCCCATTTAAAATCATCCCACTTAAACTCTAAGGCTGGGGGATATATAGTATGAGTATCTACTGAAAAATATTTTAAAGTAATTTGGTTATTAGGTAATGCCACAAATTCTTGTGAAGGATCTTGTCTAACAATGAATCCGTAATTGTTCCAAGAACCACTATTCCACTTTTCTACTATACCTTTAACATTAAAATTCAAATCAAGATTTGATCTATAAGAAAAAGTTTGACTAGCTTGACTACCTGTCCACCAAACACCACCACCTGGGGTATTAATAGGACTATATGAACCTGTAGTACCTGGAGCGTAACTAGCAGTTAACCATTGATTACTCCCAGATTCGTTAGTCCAAATCCAAGAAACTCCATTTGTAACTTCGGGATCACTTAAAAATCTTCCGGTACCCATATTCCAGGATTGAGATACAGCATTAGCTAATACAACTGTATTAGTTTCAATTCCCTCAACATTAGCTACAAATACTTGTAAATTAGCTGTCCAACTAGAGGTACCAATTAAACTAGCAGAAACATAAGCAATATCTGCAGAATTAAATTGAACTAAAAATCTAGAAACTTGAGGCAAATCACCATCTATTTGTAAACTTCCAGTTTTAAAGTTAGTAGTAGCTTCTATAATCTCATCTAACCCAGTATTCATACTAGGATACGCTGAGTATAGTGTAGCGTCTTGTGTGGGGAATATTTTATATACTGCCATTTTTAATTTCCTCTTCTTCCGGTTCCTCCAATTGCACCTTCACTTGGTCTTCCTACTACCCTAGGTAAAGAGCCTGCAGCTGCTAATCCTCTAGAATTTACATAATCAATGTAAGTATTTTTAGAGGTAAAGGTTTGACCAGGAAAAAATACTTGTTCTTGTCCTATTGTTGCTGAATACGCTAATCCTTTAGTTATGGGACCTCCATAAGGTAGAGGATTTTCCATATCTAAACTGGTACGATTAAATGTGTTATCTAAGGGGATTTGAGATACTGTGGTAGGATCTCCACCATTAAAGGATATATTAGAATCCCCATTTAGTAATTTGTCTCGTAGTCCCATGGTTTATTTATAAATATATTTTTTAGAAAGTTACTACACGACCAATTATATCACTGTTTGGATATTTTACTTCAAATATTGAAGGGTCAATTGAAGGGTAAATTGTATTATTTACTGTAGCACCCTGTATATCATACCCATATTGTGAATACCCTAAACTAACCCCAGCTTTATTTACTACTTCAATATTTTTTACAGTTTGTACTCCGGGTATTCTGTCTAGAATATTATATAAATCTCTTAAGATAATAGGTTGATTAATTTGCCAATTATCTATGTTAAAGAAAGTTTGTAAAGCCACAATACAAGCCGCTATAACTTCATTTGAGTTAAAGTTTGGAAGTACAATTATATCAAAATTAACCCCAATATTAATAATAAAGCCATTTTTAATATTTACAGTATCGTTTATCATACGATACTGAGATAGATAGGTTTTAAGATTATTTTTAAGAGCTGTAGAAGGTACTTCTAATTGCTTTTGATTATTGTAAGCTAAAACATAAAGATCTAATGAAGTAATTTTTTCATTAGAAGTTACCTCACTAGCTTTTTGGGGTGTAGTATATACTTTAGCTACTTGACCATATTGAGAAGGTAAACTCAAAGCTCTAACTAAATAGTCATCTTGGGTTACAGTTCTAAGTTGTGAGCTAAATTGTGAAATTGAATTTTGTCTTAATTCTTCAATTGAATCCCCGTCTCCACCCCCAGAAGCAGCAACTAAATTATCAACTGCAAATGAGTTAAATATATCTTGGGCAGTTACAGCATTTAAATTAGATTGTAAAAAATTTAAGTTACCGTTAGATAATGTATTTAAAGTACCCACTTGAACGTTTGATGATACCCCACCTCCTGTCAAATATCTCACTGTTAAAGTGGTATTAGACGGGGCTATACCATAGCTATCTGTAAACATAAAGTTATTAGGAGAATAAGCTACGTTAAGTTTATCTTGTTCAAATGGTAAACCTATACCTACGTTGTCTGGATTTGGGGTTACTTGTTCATCAAAGTCTAAAACAGTACCCGCCCCAAATTGTAACTGTAAAGTATTTGAATCTTTAAAACGAGTTACAAATCTTCTAGGAACAGTTCTTAATTGAAGTAAATAAGGAACTTGAGATTGGTCTGATGAAAAGTTAGGATCGTTAGTATTTACATTTTGTAAAGGTTCATATACCATATCCTGTCCTAAGTAATCTACTTCATACCAAATATTTCCTTGACTATCAACAATATCTAATACTTTAATAATTTGTTCATCATTAATTTCAACTGTTGGAAATTGTTGTGGTGAACCAAAGGTAAATGTTGTAGTATTAATAGTAGCTGAAATTGCTTTTCTGGTCTTTGTTAAAAGATATTTACTAGGTTGATTATTTGTAATTTGGAAAACGTTTACAACTGTAGGGTCTAATGAACTAGAGAATGAAAAATCAACAGGATCTTGTACTAAAAATGAAGGAGTACCTGTTAAAGTAGACCCAATAGCAGCATTTTCAGCTAATTTTAAAGCGTAATCAAAATCAGGTACAGTTACACTACCTGATAATTTAGCTGGGATTTGTTGATAAAATGTAAGTTCAACTCCCGCAGGACTAGTTACTTTAGGTTTGTAACCTAACATGTAAGCTAAAGTAAGAAGATTTGATTCTTCTCTAGCATATTGTAAAAAGTTTTCTTGAATTTGATTATCTAAATAAAAAGATAAAACATCACCTACATAAGCAGCCATGTCAATAAACATGGTACCAGGGGATGAAGGTCCAAAATCATTATAAGTGTTTGGGAAGTAAGTTCTAGCATAGTCTATAAGCTGTTGCTTTAGAACTGTAAAATCTTTTGCTAGATAATTTATATTTTTATTCTCAGCCATTATTGGTTAAAATTTAAACTAACTGTATCAGTTTCTCCGGATAACACAACTGTATATGTTATATTTACTTGAATTGTATTCAAATCTTCACTTCCTAATACTTCAACTTCTAATACTCTAGCTTCTGGGAAATTATTGGTTAAATCCGTTTCTATTTGAGACTTTAAAGCATCTATATTATTAGAGTTTATTTGCTCAAATATAGTTGCTCTTAAATTCCCCCCATAGTTAGGATAAAATACTCTTTCTCCTTTATTAGTTAAGAAAAAATTAATTATATTAGAATTTAATTGGGATTTAGTAGTATAAGTAGAATTAAAAACTGCATCACCCTCGCCTGAGAAAGGTAAAGCAACTCCAACAGCCCTAGCAGGTTGAGTATCTATTGGAAATTTTCTACCTATAAAAATTGCCATTATTTACCTCCCTTCATTAAGCCCATAATCATATCTAGACCTACATTACCTTCTGGTAATTTAGAGCCTTCACCTGAAGTGTTCATACCAGGAGCTACTTGCAAAGTATTAGCAGTTACACCCATTCCTCTAGCATCCATTGAGTTAAATGAAAGAGTATCTTGACCTCTTCTCATATCACCCATAATACTTTCCATCATAGCTCTTTTTTCAGCTGTGGATTTTTGTGGGATTTGAGTGGTAGGAGCGTCAACAGTTACAGGATGCATTTTATAAGCTTCCTGAATTGGTGCTTTAGGAGCACGAACAGCTTCCAAAAGGATATCTTTTAATTCCTCTTGGATAGCTTCTCTAACTGCTTCTTTGATAAATGATTTTAATTCACTTGGTTTCATCTGTTATAAATATTGAAAATTAAAGTAATTCTGTTGTAAATGCGATTCTTTCGTTAGGGGCTGAAGCTGCTGCTAACTGTTCATTTAAGTATTTATCTACTTGAAATTTTACCTCATCTACTAGGATTTGAGTACTTGCACTAAATGAATAATTTCCCACAATTTGAACAGCATCTGTAATACGAGTTGCTACTATTCTTCTACGAGGAAATGATAATGTGTTTTCTTTATCATTTTCAAGTACAAATTTAAAATCCTTATAAATTAGAGGATTATTTGAATTAGGAGCTAAGCTATCCTCTAAAGCTTGACCTCCTGCTATATTAGCTTCTGGTGAAGAAGTAGTGCCTAAAGCACTTAAATTTATACCTAAACTAGTAAAATATTCTTCTTTTTCTTCATCAGTTAAACCCGCAGTCTCTCCTTCCAAACACCCTGCTAATAAAGTATCTAATTGAGCTAGTTTATTTAAAATAATTTGAATATCATTATTAAGTGATTGTACTGCAGGAGCAATGGAAGCTACTATACCTCTATTAGTTTTGATTAAATCCGATAATTTAATTAAGGTATCAGTAAATCTATTAATAACACTAACAGGTATACCCACCCCAGGTGGAACCGAGGTAGGTAATGGTAAATTTTTAAGAACTCTAACTGCTATATCTGTTACATTAATAATACCTGTAACAGTTTGCCCTGTTTGAACCATTGTATTTAAAGCAGTTTGGGTTTGAGTTAAAGCAGTAGTTATAGAATTTTTTTGTCTAATTATAGCTTCTAACTCAGCTTTAGGAGGACATACTTGTTGTAAACGTTCTAAAATAGGATCTACAGCTAATTCAAAGTTTACCAATGACGTAGCTGCATTTTTAACTAACCCTCCTATAACGTTTCCTAAAGCCATTAGATTGTTTTATTTTGTTTAGATAATAAAGTATTAAGCTTATTTTTAGAGTTAGTAAGCTTTATTTTTGCTTTAGCGGTAGTTGCTATTAATTTCGGATCAGGAGCAGCTCCCCCAACTATAGGTTTAACAGCTAACTGACCCAGATCATTTACTACTGAGATAAGTTGGTCAAGTACATCACTTAAAAGGGCTACTGTTTTATCACCTAACATAAGTGATTCTGTGGCATCCTTTGAACCTAATTTAATTGAAGTAGAATTTATCACAACATTTGGAGTATCTATATAAGCTCCCTCTACAGCATTTAAATTAATTGACTTTTTAGAAGTAAGTAAAAGATGATCAGTTGTAGTATTAAAAACTAAACGACCGGAGTTTAATATAAGTTGTTTACCTGCAAACTGATCGGGGGATGTAGGTGGGTTTGAGGGGTAACTGTTATAATTAACACTAGAAGCCTGTAACGGAAGTTTCTGAGTACTTGTAAGGTATATGGAAGATAAATCTCCATTTACACTTTCAACAGTAGGAACCCATCCATCAGTAGGTATATTAGGATTTTGACCATTACGAATAATAGTAATGGGATCACCATTTGAACCTGTAACAGACCAATCATTAGAGGACCCAGTAACAGTAGATCCAAAACGAATAGAATTACCCCACCTACCTTCATAAATTAAATCTCCTTCAAAAGGTAAAAGAGGATGAATATCTGGTTCTTCTACAAATGTGCTCCCTAAAAATATCTCAGTGCCACCATCTTGAACACGTCTTACATTACCTGCTTGGGTTTGTTGATAATCTGGGGTTTGAGTTTCTGTTAGTACAGCCCCGTTGGGTACAGCATTATGGTGTTGGCTATTCCAAATATTAATAGGAGTAAAATAATAATTCCCAGCATTATCAGGTTCATCCTGAGATGTAGGAAGAGGTAAGGTAAATAAATAAACAATTTCGTTAATTAATGGAAATTGTTTTATATTAGAAAATGCAGGTTTTGCTGTATTTGTAGAAGTATCTTGAGTTGTAGGATTTACTACACTTAAATAATATATAGTTCCTATACCATTCCATCCCCCTACTTCTTCAAAATTAGGATGGGTTTCATTTAACACTATATCTACAACTCTTACAGGAAAAAAACTAGACCCACCACCACTACCTCCGATTGATAGAGGATTTACTATGGTGTTTAACCCTGCTAATCCATATAGAGTTTCAGGCATTACTCTTCAGATTTAAACTTGCTTATCTCATCAAGTAGTTGTTGTTTTTCTTCGTCTGAAATGCCTAGTGCACTTTCTCCACCTTCACTGTTCATGGCACGTTGTGCTAGAGCAGCCATTTTAATTAGAAGGTCATCGTTTTTAACTCCTATTTCCATGTATTCTTTAATTAATGGAACAATAAGAGTAGCGTCACCAATTTCTTCAATCATAGGTTGAAGTTCCTTGATAAGAGCAGTTACCTGCTTATCCTTTCTTTGTTGGTTGTTATAAATCTCTTCTAAAAGATCCGAGAATTTTTTCTTACCAAATACTATTTTATCAAACTGGCTCATAGTTATAAATACTAGGTTATTTAAAATCTACATAACCGTGCTCTAAATAATATATATAGTTGCGTTTAAATATATCGTATAGTTGATTTGCTATTTTTGTAATTTTAGGTGTTTTAGCATCAACCTGTTCGCGTATATAAATGTATAGAGCTTTCTTGTTAAATACGTCTATGTCTTCTCTTTTGCGGAACAACTCCAAAATTGCATCAGCTATTTGAGCATCTTCATCTTTAGCAAACAATTCAAAAATATTTTCAGTACAATATTCCGTGTACAAGTCTATAAATATAGAAAGTTTATCTTGATATGGATCACTTGCTGTAGTTTCATCTATAACGTATGAATGACGTTCATCTTCTTCTACACCTTCTACTGGGGCTTTATCAATTCTACGCTTATAGTTTCGCGTATTAGATATAATTAGATATCGTTTAGCAATTGTACCAAAGTAGGAGTATGCTTTAGCTCCTTTAGTCTGATCATACAAGTGCATTTTAGATAAAAGGAAGGTGATTACCTCATGTTGAAGATCTTCAATATTTTCTACCTCAGTATAATAGAATTTAAAAGTATGAATTATATTTTCAGTAAGTTTAAAAAATGGGTAGTGGATGTATCTATGATAGATTTTTTCCTTCTCTAAAGGATTAGTAGATTTATTATACCTTACAATCGCATCTTCTGTCTCTTGAGTAAAGTATTGTACACCTTTTTTCTTTTTAGGGGCTATTTCACTCATAGTTTAATATTATAGGGTCTTAACATATCGTTTAACATTTTAAGTCGATCAAAGAAAAACCCTACCTCATCATCACTTTTAAAAGTACCTCTAGAATCAATTTCATCAATTCTTTTGTTAATAAATTCTACAGTACTACCTATACCATTAATGTATTCCTGGTAAGAGATAATAGCGTCTTCAGCTTTCTCATTTTTCTTGAGAAGGTTAAAGGTCGTGTATCCTAAGATCACGACCAATAGTGATAAAATTATTACAAGATATATCATAGATTATCTAATAGATTTTTTAATCCTTCACTTCTAACGGAACTAAGTGCCTTTTGTTTTGCAGCTGCAGGAGCAGGCTTCTTGGTTTCCATTTTAAAGTTTTTCTTAGCAGGAACTTCTCCTTTCAATTTAGGTAACCACTCACGCTCAAATTCAATACGAGCCGCCATCAAATCTGCTTGGTGAAGAATATAGGGTAGAGAGGTACGTGGTTTTTGTTCAGGCATATAAGTAGCAAGATATTTTTTATTTGCCTCATCGTACAAACCATCATGGGTTTGGATAGCTACCATTTCATTAAATGAATATTGGACACCATGAGATTGAAGAAGATAAAGACCACGATCAGGAACTGAAGCAAATGGGACTTTAGTGTTGAACATATAGTCTTCACCTAGTTTATCTTTACGCCATTGATCTGTTTGGGGAATGTATGAATCGTTTTCTTCATCACCCATCTTACCTAAATCGTGGTTGATAGCAGAGAATACAAGCTCTTCAACAGTAAATGTAGTAAGATCGGCTCCCATTTCACCCCACAAGTTATTAAGTTTAAGAGCACATTCTACAACTCGGTTTACGTGTTCAACATACCCACCTGGGAAAGCATTATGGTATTCTTTTTTATGAGCAGCAGGCATCAACATAATGCGATCCTGATACTTTGTATAAAATTCAATAAGTTTTTCTTTACGAGGTGATTCAACCCAAGCTTCGATATGTTGAATAAATTGATTCCAATTCTCTTGAATTTGTTCTGCTGTAAGATTCATAACTTTAATTTAAAATTAACCTTGACGTTGGATCATAGTTTTAAGATCAGCAATGATCTCTTCAGATTCAGTCAACATTTGCTTGTATTGATCAGCAGTTACACCAGGGCGGGTAAGCATCACATACATTGTTTTAAGTTTGCCTTCAAGCTTCTCAAGCTTTTGCATGGCGATTTCTGGATTACGCATATGTAATTTTTTTAGTTATATAATAATATAATGATAGAGTGATATAAAATCACGCTTTATCCAATATTTTCTTTATAGTGTCTTGGATTTGTTTAATATGAGCACACTTTTCGTATTCTTCTTTAGTTTCAAAGAAACGAAGTGCCATTTCAGTTGTGTAAAGTAGATCTTCATCTGCGAATGTAAATAGGGCATCTACATCTACTCTACGGGTTAATTTTACTTTGGAAATATAAAACCATGCTCTGGAATAGGTTACCATATCAGCTAAATCGTCACCTTGGCTTATCTCGTTCAATAGTTCTTGTGGTAAGTGGGATTTGAGCTGATGGTAAAATACTTGGTTGTTTAAGATAATCTTTTTAAACATCCCAATCCAAAACATAGGTGTTTCTTGGATCAATATAAGATCATCAGCAGCTTTGGCTTTTTTCTCTAATGGAGTGTCAAAATCTGCTGAACCAAATAGGTCAAATATCTTATTTATGTCCATTCGCATATACATATATGCGTTTTACAGGATCATCATTTTTTCATGACCTACAATAATTGATGGGTCAATCCATATGTTATATCCCTTACGTTTTGCTGCTTTAGAAAAACCAACATCTTCTGAGGTAAAATCCATTATCTTTTTACCTTGTATTTCATATTCAACATATTCAGGACGAAACCAAGGATAACCAATAGATTCAAATACACCTTTTTTAACCAACATCCATCCACCTCCTGTATAGTCTACTTTAAATAGTCCTTTTTTAACTTTAACTGCTCCTCTAGTTAAAAACTGGAAAGAACCATGCTTTTTAAAGAATTCATCATCCCATGTTTCTACTGTGGCGTAATGAGTATTATCGGACATCATATAAAGACCAGAGACAATATCTTTATCGTGTTGTAAAAGTTTAAAAAAATGTTGAGGAGAAAATACTATATCAGAATCAATCCACATAATATAATCATAGTCTACTTGACCATTAAATGGTAATTGGTCTACTCCTCTTAAATTATCCCCTCCCAAACACATATTACGAGCATAATATACTACTGGGGAATAGTGTTGGGACATAATAGGTTGAATATCGTTTTGCAAACAAGCATGAACTAATTCAGTCCATGACTGTAAAAAACGACCTGAATAAGATCTACCGGGGAGAGCAAAGATTATTTTCATTTGTTTTCTAAAATATATTTTTTCAGATTACCCTCGTATTCATGCCAACCAACATGTTTAAGATTAACTTCGGGGTGAATGTATACTTTTTCTTTTAGACCACG